CGGGATACTCCTTCGCCAGCCGCTGCTGCTCGTCGCGGTCCTCGCGGAGTTGATCGGGGTCGGGTTCGGATGGGGCGTGTTCGCGCAGGCGGCGCAGTTCTTCCGCCTGTCGCAGGCATTGGCCGTGCCACATGTCTCGATTGCGCTCGATGCTCCGTAGCCGTTCGATCTCGCGCGTGTCGGCCTTGAACTGGTCGATCACCGCGAGCAGGTCATTCGAGATGTCGCCCCACTTGTTGAGCGGCATGCCCATGGCGGTATTGGCCAAGGTCTCGATTGCGGTTCGCGCCCTGGCGTGCAGCCCATCGCGCTCTTCACTCGGTGTCGGGGAGGTCATGCGGCGATCCTCATCTTGGCGACGGTGGTGCAAACGCGCGTGCCGCTCTCGGTGAATGACCCGATCGGAAGGTCGTGCCAGCTCGGCCGAAGGTCATCGAGCAAGCCGTGGTCGTAGCGGGCCGTGGCGGGCAGTACGGCAACAAGCTGGCCGCCTGGCCCCAGGAAACTCATGGCGTGCCGGACGTGCTTCTCGTAGTGCCGGCCATAGAACGGCGGGTTCATCACCACGAAGTCGAACAGCTTGCCGCCGGGCGGAACATCCAGGAAGTTCGCCGTCATCACGGCGTGCCCTTTGGCGCGCGCCTCGGCAGCCCGAGCGGGATCTACCTCTATCCCGAAGGCATCGGCGCCTGCCGCTTTCAGCCCGTCCAGAAAGCGGCCGCAGCCGCATGACGGCTCCAGAACGCGGCTGCCTGGCTTGAGGTAGATATCTGCCAGAACCCGCTCCACCACAGACGAAGGCGTCGGGTAGTACTGCAGATCCTTCGCCACGGCGGTGCTGGGGCGATGTGCGGGCCTATCCGCCTCGTCATGGCAGTCGGGCAGGATGTCGCCGTAGAATTCGGCAAGCGCCTTGTTGATGTCGCGCAGGGCGACCGGGCCAAAGAAAAGGTGCCCATTGCCGTTCCTGAAGCGGCGCAGCCAGACACCGCGACCAATCACCGTGATCGTCTCTTGCTGGTAGCGGCTGTTGTGAGGATGCGGAAAGGTGCCGCCGTCCTTCAGGGCGTCGCCGTCTTCCAGGAGCAGTTGGAGATCCGTGTAGTCGAGAAGCGGCTTCCCCTGGTAGGCGGCGAGCGCATTCAGGATGTCGCGCAGCCGGTCGCGGCCCCATCCGCCGATGCCGAGGTTGGTGAGGATGACCCGCTTGGGCAGGCCCTTGACGCCGACCTTCACCTTCTCGTGGCTCTTGTAGGTCGGATCGAGTTCTGAGAACACCTCCGCCAGGCCGCGCAGGATCGTCAGGCGCGGGTTCTCCAGATAGGGCCAGAAGGTCGCCCGCAGTGTGTCGATGTCGAAGGGGGGCGGGTCTGCCAGTGACCGCTCGAACGCCTGCTTATCCTTGGCGCTGGCGATCTCCGGGAGGCGCAGGGTCTTCCAGACATTCTTCCACGCTGACCGGCGAAGGCTCCGGGACAGGATGTGTTCCGATGCGCTCCCGGTCTCGATTCGCTCATCTCCCCATTCGCCGCCAACGCACGCGGCAGACTTCAGGGCGCCCCCAGCCTCCTGGAAGGCGGATATTGCTTCCGGCAGTGAAGCCATCTTGCGCTCGTACTCGGCCACCATGTCGTGGATCCGTCGAGCCGGCGCAATCTCGGTGCCGTATGACATGGTGCTCATGGCTTCCACCCCCATCCACAGAGCGCACCGGCCAAGGCCATGGCTGCGAGAAACACGAGCGCGGCAGGAAGCTCAGGAAGGTACGAACGGAGAGAGGGGAGGGTCATGACGAGGCTCCCGCATCCACCCAATCGCTTTCCATTGCGATCCGGTCCGCTAGGCTGTCGGTCATCAGGCCACCATTCGTGAGGTGATCGTTGACGATCTCGCGCGCCTCATCGGGCGAGAATGGATCATCCTCGAAGTGGCCGAAGCTCTCGGGACTATCGAGAATGTCCTGGTAGGTCGGCGTGCATTCGAAGCACGTGTCGCCATCCCAGCTCGACGCGTATTTCTCGCCCCACAGAATTACGCGGCCGCAGAGTTCGCAGATCGGGCGCTCACCCATGCGCTTCTCCCCCAGTCTGGAGGCCCATCTGGCGGGCCGCTTCTCGCGCTGTCCGGATGATCATCTCGGCCTGCTCATCGTCGCCGGAGACGCCATAGAGCGCCGCGGCGACCTTGCAGGGGTCGATGCCGTATTTGGCCCAGAACAGGCGCTCGCTGCCCGCGTGCTGCTCACGATGGAGCGACGGCGAGAGAGGGAGAGCCCAGCGGTCATCAGGCCTCTCCGCCATGCCGGTCTCGCGTTTTCCGTAGGACGGGTCCGCGAACCGGATATGCGCGGCCTCGACCGGACGTCGGCCGGTGATCACGCAGGGTAGGGTGCGGAGCCATCGCAGGTGCGCCTCGTCGGTCACCCGCTTCCGCTTGGCGCCGCGCGCCGGGGCGTTGGCGAAGGCCGTGTCCGGCCGGGCGATGCGAAAGGCAGTCATCGGCTCGCCTCCCGGCAGAGGCGCGCGCATTCCTCGATCGTGATCTCGGCATTCACCCGCTTGCGATGAGCGTCGGTGATAGCGCCGGCCGCGATGGCGAGCGGCGATCCCTTCCCTACGGCCTTGCCCTTCCAGAACCTGACGCGGACTTCCTCGATCGCGAAGTCGGCGCGCTCGGCGTCGAGCTCCTCGACATAGAAGCGGAGCAATTCTCGGTCGTCGGAAGAGAGGCCGGCCCGGGGGGATTGGGCCGGCCCCTCTTCCACGCCGGCCGAGCTCTCAAGGGGCACCAGGGGGAGCTCGGCGGGTTCGGATTGCTGTTCGGCTTCAACCGTCGGGGATGGAGCCGTGTTCTCGGCCGTGGTGGCGGCGGCGATCTCGGCCTCGACGTTCGCGGACGAGAAGCCCGAATCCGCCTGGCGCGCGCCGGCGAGCCGATCGGCCATGGACGAGCGAGGCGTCACGTCCTTGGCATTGTCGGGGCCGCGGTTGTCGTCGAGCTCGTCGGGCGCATAGACGCCGAGCAGAACCTCCGGGGTGTGGCGGCGGGCCCAGGAACGGATGCTGAAGTAGCCAAGCTGCTGCTGCGGATCGGTCTTCCAGAGCGGAGAGTTCTTGGTCTTGATGTCGCCCTCGCGCGGGCTCTCATAGACCTTGGTCGAGCCGTCCTGCATCTCGCAGGTGATCCGGCAGCGCAGGTCCGCGCCGGCGCCGGTGAATTCGTATTCCGGCCGTCGCTTGATCGGTGCTCGGGTGTGGACCACGGCAGCGATCAGCTGCGCCTCATAGGCGATCATGTCGTTGACGCTGTAGGCCTTGGCGGCCACAGCGAAGGGGTCCATCTCCCAGCGAAGCGCTTGCATCGTCACGGCCATGCAGGCGCCGGGGTTTCCGCGCAGGTGCTTCGGGATGGCGTGCTGCGACCGAGACATGAGTTCGGCGAAGGAGACGACCTCGCCGAACGTCGTCGGCGCGAGCATGCCGCCGCCGCCGATCGTTGCGAGCGGTACCGTCCGGTAGGAGTTGGGCGCCTCGCGCGCCTCGGTGGTGACGACCTGGCTCAAGCTGCAATCTCCTGCTGGATGAAGGCGCGGCGGTCTGCGGCGCGGCGACGGGCGAAGTCGGAAAGGCCGATGGGGGCGAGATCGGAACCGGAGCCGCCGGGGCCCGGCCAGGTGTTCGTCTTCAGGCACTTGGCGAACAGGCGGAGCGCTGCGCGCAGGTCGCCCTCGGCCTCCTCAATGTGGTCCTGACGGATGACCCGGACCTCGACGCAATGCGGGGGCGCCTTTTCCACGAAGACGAGCGCGAAGTCATTCATGTCGATGCCGAGGACGGCCCTGGCGCCCCACTTCACAAGGGCTGCCTGCATGTCGAGCCGGCGGTCCGAGACGGCGCGCGACAGATCCTCCGGCGCGACGCTCGCAGCGGTTTTGAGGTCTGCGAAATCACCCGAGGCCGTCGGGATGGCGTCGGGCCGGGCCTTGAGCCAGATCCCAGTATCCTCGTCCTGCCAGATCAGACTGTGTTCGATCGCGCCGTCGAGGATGCCGCCGGCGATCAGCGGGTGCGCCTGCAGCGAGCTGTGCATGCCGCGGATGGTCTCGATCTGGCCGGGGAGAAGCACCGTCATGCCGGCCTTCTCCTGCTCGGCCTTCCAAGCCTTGGCTTCCGCGGTGCGCCACGAGTCGAACCGATCGGGTCGGACGACGAACAGCCGGCCGAATTCCTTTTCGCCGAGCAGGAGATGATGCGCGGCGCGGCCGAGAATGAGCGCGTCACTCTGCGGCTCGTCGACTCGGTTCGGGTTAAGGTGCGAGCCGATCCAGTAGTGCGCCGGGCTATCGATGAAGATGGTCCGCAGACCGCTCGAGCTGATGCTCGGCCCATCGGTGCACTGGCCGTGGTAGCGCTCGATGTCGAGGTCGACATAGCAGCCAGGAGACGTGATGACGCCGTCCGGCGCCGGGATCGCTTGTTCCAGCATGATTGCCTCGCGTGAAGCGGTCAGCGCCGCTCGTCGTCGCGCCAGTGCGCGGTGAATTCGGATGGATCTTCGTCTGGGCGGCCGTTGGTCAGTCGGGCGAACACGACCATGGTCACGATGGTGAAGAGGCCGAGGCCGACGATCAGGTAGATCGCGATGTCGCCCTTGGAGAACGTCATGCGGTGGCGCGCCTTCCTTCGACGACGTCCTGGCCAAGCAGTTCGACGTTGTCGCCGACGAGTTCGTGCCGCCAAGCCTGCAATCGGCCGAGCGAGAGGGAGCTGGTCCGCTGGGCGGGCAGGTCGACCACCCCGCGCTTGCCCTGCTCCTGAAGCTTGTCGATCCAGTCCTCCTGGATCTCGATCGCTCGCTGGACGAACCGGGCCTGCTTGGCGCGATCGGCGGTTTCGCCCTCCATGACGGCTATCATCGCGAAGATGCCGGCGAGGTAGGCGTCGGCGCTCTCGTCTCCGGTGGCGCCGACCGGCGGCTTGGTCCGGGTGCGCAGTGCCGCATGTGGAGTGCCGGCGTCGCGGAGGAGGGCGGAGAGCAGGGTGTTGGTGCCGGGGATACTCATTCCGCGGCCTCAAGCGCGGGCTCTGCTTCGACCGGATCGGTGAAGGCGGCGTTGATCCCGGCGGCGATCCGATCGGCATAGGCCGCACATTCGGCGGGCATGTAGATCGGCAGCTGGACGGAATCATCCGGGCCACTCGAAAGGGTGAGGCGCAGCGTCACAAACGGCTGGGTCATGCCGCCGCCATTGCGGCGGGAAACGCTGGCCGAGATCTCCGTGACGTCGTCAACGCTTGGGGGAGTGAAGCGGGCCATCACGCAGCCACCTGTGTGCACTCGGCGCCATAGGGGCGGGTCCAGTCGCCGGCGACGTCATCCGGCACCCAGCGGTCGCCATCGAGCGTCACGCCGAGCGCGGTCTCGACGAAGGCAATGGATGCCTCGTGGTCGTCGCGCTCGTCGCGCAGATACTTGCCGATCAGCGTCTGGATGTGCTCAGCGACCTCGCGGGTGACGTCCAGCGTGGTCAGGTCGGCCATATCGAGCCGGGCGACCCGGACGACGCGGTCGGCGTTGTAGGCGCCGCGAACGATCACCTCGGCCGTCCGCCGCGCCGACGTCATTCCATCCTGCTCGGAACCCTCAACCGACCGGCCAGCGCAAAGCCGTGGCGTCTCGTCGTTCTCGCAGATCAGCATGTAGAGCGTGTTGGTCATGGTGGGTGCCCTCACCGTGCTTCGATGAGGGTGAACTTAATGGGCGATTGCCCATCAGTCAATACAAAAATGGGCTATTGCCCAACATGGCCGCCATCTGCTACCCATTTGCCCATCCGCCGCCCTGGCCGTGTCGAGGAATCGACGAGGCTCACTCAGCGAGGGCGGATCGCGCGGGGCTCGAAAGTCCTACGGTGCGGCTGAGGAAACTGAGGACGGGTGTTCCGAGAGGGCGCCCTGGCTACTGTCCCATCCCGGCTCCGGTCGTCAGGACAGGCCAAGGATCTCCCGAACCTCCATGGGCTCAGCTCATGGGGGTAGGGGGCTCTTTGGCCCGAACCCTCCCTCACCAGCCGTCATGAACGACAATTCGAAGTGATCTTCAGTGGCTCTGTCTCAGCAGGATATGCACCGCGAGCGCGAGCCGTCGCACCAGGAAAGGGCGAGGAATGGCACTGTTCGACAAAGGCATGGTTTCCGAGGGCTACGTGGTCGAGGCGCGCCAGATCGAGGTCGCCATCGCGAAGCTGCCCGCGCGGTTCAAGTCCTATACCGACTTGGCGGTGCTCCTCGCAGGTGAGGGCGTGCCATCGGCAGCCACGGCGCGCGCAGCGGATCGCATTCTGCAGAAGATGCGGAAGGCGGGGCTCGTCAGCTTCGCAAAGGGATGGTGGACGCGCGTCGATGGCAGGTCGTCGATCTAGGTCGACTGCTTCCTGCCCTGCTTCTGCTGCCCCTCGAGATAGCGCCGCTTCCACTCGACCAGGTCGTCGATCAGCGGGAGCAGGGCGTTCAGCCCGACTGTGACCCCAACGTGGAATTTGGCCGTCTCCCGCTGCAGCAGATCCGGGCTCGTCGGCGCGCCTTTGCGGCCGAATGCAAACCGGACGTGGTTGCCGCCGGAGTAGACGACGACCCGGTCTGAAAACACTTCCTGGACGTTGTCCGCATAGGCGGCTTGCCACTCGGTCCTGCTGACCTTGCCGAGCATCTCGTCGTCGCTCATCGGGTCCTCCGTCGTTGCCGCCAGATTGTGGTGACGGGTGGACCGTGCCGATCGCGCAATAGAACTCGAGGCACCAGAAAAAGCCCGCCGGAGGGGCGGGCTTTGGGTGGGCGCGGTGCTACGGTGCTGGCTTCTCTGTCGGATCAGTATCCGGAATGGCAGTCTTGGGGGCTTGTGGTGGAGCTGAGGGCGGTAGCGTGGCCTGCGGTGCCGGGCGCGTTGCCTGTTCTGACAGAGCGCGCTGTGCGGCGGTCGTCGCAATCTCCGATGCGCTGAACCCGATCCCGATGCTTTGGCTGCCGAAGGCCATAATGGCGACCACCAATCCGACAACGGCGACACCCGTAACGATGATGGTGGCCTTGGTGCCGTGTGTTGACTTCTCGACCGAGTCTACGCGCACGCCAATTGTGTCCAGCTTGCCGCCCAGCTCGGCGCGCATGGCATGGAGCTCACCCATCATCTGTGCAAATTTTGTATCAGTGCGCGCTTCAGATGCCTCAATCCGAGCGGCGATCTCTTCGCGTGTGATGTCGCTCATCGCTGCTTTCTCTCGCCGACTGGAGGCTGGAGCTTCGTACCCACTGTTATCAAAAATCGCGCTTGATGACGGAGGAATCAAGTTGGTCCATCTCAAGACCCTTTCCTCGTTGATTGATGCGATGCCTGAATAGGGGCGACCTTGGGTGCGCCGCGTGTCAGGCGTAGGAGAGACGATTCCCTCAAGGCCGAGCCTATATCGCAGATCCCTGCTGCCTTCGGAAGCCGGTAATCTAGCCATTGGTGGAGCTGAAGATGCTAGGTGCCGACTTAAGTCTCTTATACTCTTCTTGGTCGACCATTCCCTGTCTTATGAGGTCTTCTGCAAATGACTCGAGAAAGACTGAAAGCGACAAGACAGTTGGGATGTCCATATCGATCTGAAAAAGGTACTGACGGAGATACTGAGCCGGAGCGCCACCGTCCGCCGGAACTAGGTCATCGCGGAAAGCGAAAAATCGGGAAACACCATTCCGAACACCGGTAAGCTGAAGCCCGTCGACTAGGTATTTGGGGGCACCTCTGGCCCCGATCGCCCCCGACACATCTGGGGGGGTAAATGCAGGACCAGATCCTGCATCGTTCTTGGTGTCCGTATCGCTCATGCCTATCCCCCCGAGTATGATCGGCAGCTCATCAGCCTGCCGTCCAAACGTCAACTACTTCCTCTCAAAGCGAAATAGTCGCGATATGCTGGGTCATCTTGGCCTACCGTCCCCAATACGGCGCGCGCCAGCCAGCCTTGATCGCCTCGCCCTCGTCGCAGAACCACCGTTCGCCGTTCTCGACGCTGACCTTGGTCCGGCTGTACCAGGGCGACCAGGGAGCATGGTAGATGTGCTCGCCCTTCCGGTTGATGTTGCCCTTGATTGGGCAGCCCTCCGGGGCCTTCTGAGTGGCGACGTCCCAGCGGTTCTGGCGGAACTCCCACGGGGCCTCGCTCTCCTGCTCCCAGATCCCGACCGCCGCGGCGCGCGCTTCGTCCTCGGCGTCGACGTAGTCCTCGGAATAGCGGCGGAAGGCCCAGGCCATTCCCTCCTTGACCATGAGGCGGCCGAGGTCGAGGCCGGCGACCTTGCAGACCGCCAGGGTCCGGCCGTACACGTCGAGCCCGCGATCGTCGCAGGTGACATCGCCCTCTGCGACGGCCTTCTCCATTTGGCTGATCGCAGCCTGGCCGCATTGCCAGGTGCCGCCGCCGGGCTTTCGGCAGCTCTGGCCGGCCTCGGGTGCGTCGATCCCGAATATGCGGATCGTCTTGCCGTCGACCTTCAGCGTGTCGCCGTCAATGACATGCACTTCGGCCGCAAGTGCGGCGCCGGCAGTGATGACGCAGGCGGCGAGCGCTGCGGCGATGGATCTGAGCATTCCTGAGGTCCCCCCGAACCCGTAGCGATGCCATGGCGCCGCCATGTTAGCCCTAGATGCCCGGCGCGCCGCCATCGCAACTCGGGCACCGGCGGTGATGAAAGTCAGACCCGTTGGCGCCGTAGACATGCCCGCAGTCCGTTCGCTCGCATTGGAGCGCCCAGATCTTCTGATTGTGGTCGGTCCCTTTGAACGAGGTCTTCCGCAGAAGGCGCTGCCCGTTCCTGTTCAAGTCGTCAATCTCGGCCATCCCAACCTCCTCAACCGCCCGCGTCGCCTGTCTCGTCAAACCAGTTCGGAATCGCCCCCAAGCGCACAAGAATGACCGGCTCGCCATAGTCGCCAGTGTCCGGATCCAGCGTCCGCGACCAGGCAATGGCGCCGGCGTGGCTGGTGGCCAGCAGTTTCGCGCGCTGCGTCGCCTGCGCCGCAGTCGGCATCTGCAGTGGCGGTTCCGCGGCGATCGTGTCCTCGTCATCCTCGAGGCGCTTGAAGGCAACGACAACATGGATGGTGGCGGGCGCAGACATGGATGTTCTCCTGTTCTCGCCCGCCGCCTCGTCAGCTTTTGGCGGGCGTCATCGTGGTCTGGCCCTGAGCCGGCAACGCGCCGCTTGATGGGCAGCGCTTGATCATGGCGGCTCGGCGAACGGCTTCCTGCTCACCCTTGAGCCGCGCGATCTCCGGCGCGATATTGTCGCCGCTCATAGATGACACCGGCAGGCCGATCAGGATGACGCCGACGACATCGTTGGTTCTGGCCTTCTCCTGCTGGGCCGAGGCGAGCGCTAAGGCCGAACTCAGTCGGCTCATCTCACTGCCGAGCTGGTCGCAGGTGTACTGCTGATAGCCGACGTCGCTGATGTAGGATGCGCTGATGCTCTCTGGCGCCTTGGCGCAGGATGCGACGACTATTGCGGCCGATGCCGCGATCAGAATTGATTTCATCTCTTTCATCCCCCCGGATGGTTCGTCGTTCAAAGGCCGTTGTCGGCCATGTACCTCTTGGCTATCGATGTGCACTGTTCCCGGACCTCGGGCGCGGTGCCGAACGGAGCGCCGCAAGCCGTGCAGAGGACTTGATCTTCGTCGTTGTCAGGCATCTTGATCAGGTATCCACCGCAGTCGCTGCAGTGGAACTCGAAGTCGAAATGGTAGCGGCCCGGCTCCCCAAGGGAGTGATAGTCTTTGATCGAAACGCGCAGTCTCGGTGACGGGGCGGCGCTGATGGCTTCTAGAGCGCAATACGCATCAGCCAACTCCGCGCGGCCTCTTTCCCCCAGCCCGTCGAGAAGTTCTCCGACGTAATCGATCGACAATCGCATGCCGATTCCGCAGGCGTCGCGGGTGCAGTCTGGTGGCGGCAGCTCGGCGAGATACTCGCTCGTGACGATTGTCTTGTTGAGGCGTCGACATCCATCACAATCAAATGGGCCATCGATCTTGAAACGGTCATAGCCCGCAGCCAGTGCCGCCGTGACGCCGCGCTGTCGGTAGTAGGAAAACGTCGCGTCCAACAACGTCACGTCTAGGCCCTTCTGAGGCTTCAGTGGGCCTCTTAATGTCAAGGCATCGGCGGCTTCCGCTGTGAGGTCGGCATTCGCACGAAAGCCCAGTACTCTCTTTTCTTCGGCAGAAAGCGGGGTGCCGTGCTGTCGGAAATGCCGTGCTACTTGCTGAGGGTGCGCCCCTTCGAATTCCTCGAGAAGGATCGCAAGGGAGTGCGCATATTCAGGCTTCACATAGCCGAGGCGGGCGATAGCCTTCTCTACGTGGAGCAGGTAGCGCATCCTAGCTACAGCCTCGCTAGACGGCCGACAACGCGGCCAAGGATTCCGATCTCATCCGCCCTATGGACCATCGGCGGTTGCTTCGGATTGTCAGAAACTAACTCGATTTCTCCGTCCTTCAGTTTTCGCAACCGCTTGACGAGGATCTCGCCGTCGGGATCACGGATAACGAACACGCCGCCCTGTCCGAACTTCTGATCCGTCGTGTCGACCATCACCCGCTCGCCCGGGAGCAAAGTTGGCTCCATCGAGTCGCCGCGAACCTTGATCCAGTGGACGCGTGGGGCTTTGGCTCGGGTGAACTCGGACAGTAGATAGTCGGGCATCAGGATCTCGCCGCGCACCGCGTCGGCAGAATAAACGACCTCTCCAGAAGGCAGTACCGAAGGCGCTGGCAAACCGCCGGGACCTGCGCCGGCTGATGTGTCTATGTCCGGGCTCGACCCCGGCACCTCACCCGAGAACGGACGGAGCGTCGAAACGCCGAGCTTGGTGAGGTCGTCAGATTGCACGGGCAGGCGGTCACCGTCATCGAACTCTGGGTCGGGATCGAATTCCTGCCCAAGTGGGACACGTTTCTGCTCTTCGACTTGCTCTGGAGTGAGCATCAGTTCGAACACAGAGCTGCCGAGGAAGCGGGCGACCTTGTCCAGGTGCTCCATCGACGGGTTTCTGTCGCGCTTGAGTATGTCGCGGACGAACGTTTCCCCGAGCCCCGCCCCAATCGAGGCTGCCTTCATGTTTGTGTTGCGGGCCGCAATCAGGGCGCGCAGCCGATCTTTCCAAGCGTCATCCATGAATGGGATCATGCCCATTGGCCCGGCTGAGGTCACGTGGGTTATAGCCCATTGACTGATGGGCAATTGCCCATTATTGTCCATCATATGACCAGCACCGCCGAACTCCTTGCACGGATCGAAACGCACTGCTCCCAGCGAGAAATCGCGGAGAGCACGTTTGGAAGATTGGCCGTCAATGACGGGAAGCTTGTCGCCCGCCTCCGGTCCGGCGGGTCCATCAACCTGAAGACGCTAATCCGGATCGAAGAGGCGCTTAGGGCAGATGCCGCTGAGGCCGTGGCATGACGCCCGCTCAAGCGCCCAACCTCGGCCTGGCCGCATGCCTCCGCCGCAACTGGCGGATCGCGACGTCGATCGGATGCCCGGAGGTCTCGGACGCATCCTCGACTAGGCGCTCGACGGCCTCGGCATGGTGGGCGCCATCGAACTCGCAGCGCAGCCGATCGAACACCGTCTCGCGCTCGATTGGCGGAACCCGCGCCAGCAGTTCTGCAATCGCTCGGTCCAGTACTTCGATCCGCGCGTCGATTTCAGCGTCGGTCATCCCAGCCTCCTGATCCGTCATTGCACGGAACCTGCGCCCGGCAAGTCCGAGCGTCCATGAAAAGAACCGGGCCAGACTTTCATGACCATTGCTCGCATCTTCTCGAACGAGACCTATGAGCGCCTGAAGGGGGCAGCCCGTGACCTGATCGGCGCCGCCGGCGGACCGCGCCGCTGCCAGGGCATCACCCGCGGCACGGAATCGCTCCTGTCCCGCTACGGCGCCCGGCAGGAAGAGGTGTTCGCGCCGATCGACGTCATCGCCGACCTTGAGAAGGACGCCGGCGAGCCGATCGTGACGCGGCTCCTCGCCGAGCTCTCCGGGCATCTCCTCGTCCCCATGCCTGTCGCCCAGAACACGACGCACTGGTTCGGCCATCTCTCGAGCGTGCTGACTGGCGGATCTCAGGTCGAAGTCGCGCTCTCCGACGCGCTGGCCGATGGCCGGATCGACGTCGCCGAGGCCAAGGCGCTGCGAGCCAAAGTGCTCGAGGCGATGACGCAGATGGCCTCTCTCGGAACAGCACTCGACCACGCCATTGATGGAGCGAAGCGATGATGCACCGCTGCCCCTGCTGCAATCACGAGTTCACCGATCCGGAGCCGCCGTCTGGACTGACCAAGGTTCAGGCCAAGGCACTCGGCGCCATCGAGCGATACGTCGCCAAGAACGGGTTCTCGCTCTCCTACGACGACATCGCCTCGGCCACCGGCCTCCGATCGCGCGGCAGCGTCAACCGCGTGATCGTCGCTCTCCGGGAGCGCGGCCTCATCACCCTCCATCCGGGCCGTTCGCGGTCGATCGCCATCGTCCCGCAGAGGAGCGCAGCATGAAAAAGGGCGGCTGGACTGACGAAATGACCGATCGGCTTCGCAGTCTCGCGGCCGGCGGCGGTTCCGCCTCGGATATCGCGGTCATCATGACCCGCGAGTTCGACGTGGTGTTCACTCGCAACTCGATCATCGGGAAGATGCAGCGGGCGGGGATTGTCTCGGCCAATGCGCAGAGGCCCGATCTCGATTGGACGGAAGCGCGCGTGAACAGGCTGCGCATTCTGGCCGGCAAGGGCCTGACGGTGGCCGATATCGCCCGGAAGCTCAAGTTCTGGTCCGCCAAGTCGATCCGAACCAAGTGCCGGGCCGAGCGGATCAAGGTGAAGGCTCACAAGGCGCCGGCGAAGCCGAAGGTCGCCGCGCCGCCGATGGTGACGGACGAGGTGCCGTTCCTGCCGCCGGCCGAACTCGTGGTCGAGTATGTGCCGACGGGCGGGGCGCCGAAGCCCTTCCTCGAGGCTGGCCAGTTCGAGTGCCAGTACATCCTCCCCGGTCAGGGCGAGAAGCCGGCGCCGGAGCGCTTGGTTTGCGCCAACCCGGTGAATTTCGGCTCCCGCTTCAGGTTCTGCGCTGCGTGCGGTGAGCGTCTGACGACCCGGGCCACCGTCGTGCGGATCAGGGAGCCCAAGCCGAACGGAGCGCGGCCCGGTCGGAAGCGTTCGGTGCTGTCGGGAGCGCTGCTGTGAGCGACCCCATCCAGAAGGACGCCCATATCTGGGCCCGCCATCCCGAGGACTGGTACGTCGAGCCGGAATGGTGCTCGCGCCGCCTGTTCGAGGTCGAGCACTTCGAGGGAGCGATCTACGATCCGGCCTGCGGATGCGGCCGCATTGTCCGTTCGGCCGTCGAAGCCGGGTATCTGGCCAAGGGCAACGATATCGTGGCGCGCGCCGGCGGCGCCGATCCGAGATACCTCGCAGACTTCCGGGGCAATAACTGCCGGAGCGACAACATCGTCAGCAATCCGCCGTTCGGCATCGCCGACGCGTTCGCCGCGCACGCGCTCCAGCTGGCGATCGGCAAGGTCGCCCTGCTGCTCCCCACGAAGTGGATGAACGCCGCCGGCCGCGGCGCCTGGCTGGAGAAGACGCCGCTCGCTCGCGTTCACCTCCTGAGCCCGCGCCCGTCCATGCCGCCGGGCCCGGTAATTGAAGCAGGCATCAAGCCCGGCAACGGCACCACCGACTTCGCATGGTTCGTCTGGCAGCGCGGCTACCTCGGCCGCCCCGAGATCCGGTTCCTGCGTCGTGACCGGGACGACCCGTGATGCTCAACCGCGCCGAAGCATACCTCCGCGACCGCCGTCGCATCGAATCCCGCCTCTCATCCATCCACGAAAGGACGACCCCGATGTCTGCCGTCTCGACCCCGAAAGAGCACAATCAGATCCCGCCCGAGGCGATCGTCGCCGTCCAGCTTTCCCAGATCCGGCGCGCGCAGGAGGAGGCGGCGTCAGCGTCGGGCTCGGCGCGCGCGGCGCTCTCCAAGGCCGAAGGGAAGGGGATCAACCTCGCCGCAGCCAAGCGCGCGCTGAAGATCCTGAAGTCCGGCAAGGCCGAGGAGTTCACGGCCGAGATGCAGGAGCTTCTCCGCTACCTCAACATCCTCGGCGTCGGCATCAAGAAGTCCCAGCTCGATCTGTTCGAGACGGCCACCGCGCTCGCGCCGATCGACGAGAAGGCGTTCGAGGACGGCCTGCGCACCGGTCGCCTGGGTGAAGCGCCGGACAATCCACACGACCTTTCGACGCCGGCCGGCCAGCAGTGGATCAGGGGGCACCACCAGGGTGCGGAAGAGCGTCGACTCGTCCTCGATATGCAGGCGGAGGAGGAGAGCGAGACGGAGGTCGTCGACGCCGAGGATGTCGATGAGGATCAGGCCGACCTCGAAGACGACGCGCCGTTTGGCGAAGACCTGCCCGAACCCGCACACGCGATGGAGGGCTGATCATGCAGAAGCTCGACATGCTGCCCTTCGAGGCCCAGCGCAACCCGGTGGTGTTCGCCCGCGAGGGCGAGGTTTTCGCGAACAGTCGAGACGTCGCGTCGTTCTTCGGCAAGCAGCACCGCCATGTGTTGGATGCGGTGGACAATCTGATCTCTCAGGAGCCCGATCTGGGTCTGCGGAATTTTCGGCAGACCCCCTACGTCGAGCCGCAGAACGGCCAGACCTATCGGTCCTTCGATATGGACCGGGAGGGTTTCGAGCTTCTGGCCATGGGCTTCACCGGCACGAAGGCCCTGAAGTGGAAGCGCGCCTATATCCGCGCCTTCAAGGCCATGGAGGACGAACTGCGCGCGCGGCCGATCGATCCGATGTCGGTCCTCAGCGATCCGGCGCAGCTTCGCGGTCTGCTGCTCTCCTATTCCGAGCGGGTCGAGAAGCTCCAGGCTCACAACGTCCAGCTCGAATCCACCAATCGCGAGATCGGCGGCGCGCTCGACCGGATCTCGGCCCGCGACGGATCGCTCTGCGTTCGCGACACGGCCAAGACAATTCAGGTCAGCGAGAAAGCGCTCTGGGCCTATCTCCGAAACAACGGCTGGACGTACCGCCGTCCTGGCGCCGGCCATGATCTAGCCTACCAGCCGAAGCTCATCGCCGGGCTGCTGGTCCACAAGGAGACCGGCATCTACCGCGCCGACGGCACGGAGAAGATCGCTACGCAGGTCCGGGTGACGGCAAAGGGCCTCACGGCGCTCGCGCGCATCCTGTCGCCGCAGCTCCAGCTTGTCGGAGGCGCGGCGACATGAACTTCCTTGGCCTCGATCTCTCCTCCGCCAATACCGGCTGGACGCTCATCGAGGAGATGGGTGAGGGGCGGCCGCCGCGGATCACCTGCGGCTCCTTCCCCTGCCGGGGTGAGGACTATGACGACAACGTTCGCGCGCTGTCCGACCACCTCTATGCGCTGCTGATGGGGTTTCGCGAGCGCGGCGTGCGGATCGATCTGGCGGGCGTCGAGGAGCCGCTCCGCGCGCTGCCGAAGCGCAAGCGGGTGGTGAATGATGACCTGTTCGCCAGCCGCACCGTCGAGGAGCTGGCCTCGAACCCTCACACCATGCTCGTGCTGCCGGCGATGTCCGGCGGCGCCCTGGTGATGCTGCACCGGTTCAAGATCCGCGCAATGCTGGTGAACGTCGCGAAATGGCGAATGCTCTGCATCGGCCGCGCTTACGCGCCGCGCGGTACGCCGGAGAAGGAGAAGAACGGCTGGGCTAAGCGCGAGGTGCGGAAATGGGCCGCCGACCTCGGCCTTCGCTACAACTTCGTCGTCAAGAACAGCGACCAGTCCGATTCCGTAGGCATCGCCGTTTACACAGCCGTCGAGGGCAACTCGATGGACGTGCGGAAGATGCTCGCCAGCCGGAGGGTCGCGGCGTGAGCCTTCCGCAGAACCTCGAGGCCGAGCAGCACGTCCTCGGCTCGATCCTCGCGAACAACGCCTGCTTCGACCGGGTGTCGTCGATCCTGGCGGCCGGGGACTTCCACGAGCCGGTGCACCGCCATCTCTTCCAGACCATGGCCGACATGATCGGCGCCGGCTCGGTTGCCAGCCCTGTCACCATGAAGGGAGCGGTATCTGACGACCACCGGGTCGGCGAGCTCTCGGGCATGCGCTATGTCGTCCGGCTCTTCGCCGAATTCGCGATGCCCTACGCCATTGTCGATCTTGCGACGGCCGTGAAGGACGCCGCGGTCCGGCGAGAGCTGGTCCTGGCGGCCGAGCGCATCCACGAATGGGCCTCACTCTTCCAGCCCGGCGCCAAGACCGAAGATCTCATCACCGAGTGCGAGAAACTGTTCTCCGAGGCGATCGGCAAGGGCAGGGCGGCCGACGACGGCGATGCGGCTGTTGGCGCGATCGAGGAGATCAGCCTCGCGCATCAGCGCCAGAAGAGCGAGGCCGTGCCGTGGTTCATCGGTGAGGCGCAGCAGGTGCTCGGCGACGATCTCGAGTTCGGCTGGCTGGTTGGCCTTCTGGCCGACTCGGGCGGCGGCAAGACCAGCTTCGCGCTGCAGCAGGCCTATCACGCCATGGAGGCCGGTTATCCCGTCCTGTTCCTGTCGGGGGATCAGAAGCCGACCGAGGTCTACAAGCAGATCGCCTCGCAGCGCGCATCGGTCCAGTCCAACGATCTCCGCAAGGGCAGGGCGAGCGACGCCGAGCTCGAATCCGTAATCTCCCTGCTCAACCAGATGCGAGACAAGCCGTTCGAGGTCCGCAAGATGGGCCGGCCGACGACGGCCGAGATCTCCATGTGGGTCCGGGCCTTCAATCGGAAGTTCGGCAAGGGGCTGGTCATCATCGACCACGCGAAGCGCATCAGCTTCACCGACCGGCGCGCGATGCTCGCCGAGGGCGTCAACCAGGTCTACGGCGACCTCAAGGCCCTCATGCAGGAGACCGACAACGCCGGCATCCTGCTGATGCAGCGGAACAGCGACGGGCAGGGCAGGGAGAACCCCCGGCCGGTCCGCGGCGATGCCTATGGCGGCGCCGGCACGCTGGAGAACCTGGACGGCCTGATCGCGCTCTATGTCGAAGAGCAGTGGATCGACCACATGATTTCGAACGCGCGCACCGACAAGCGGAAGGCCGACGTCGAGGCCCGCCGGGAATTCGTTGCCGGCAAGGCTGAGCTCGTCGGGCTCAAGGCCCGCTTCGCCGAGGGCGGCATCCGGAAGGTGATTAAGCGTGAAGCTAGGTTCACCCGCTTCTCCTCTCTCGTCGAGGACTGGCGCGAGCAGGGGAGCATGCTCTGATGGCCCGGCCGAAGCTGGGCACCAGCGAGACCAAACGACTTCACATGGTGATCACCGAGGACGAGTTGGCAGCCATCAATGACTGGCGCTTTGCCAACCGCGTGTCGTCCCTCTCTGAGGCCGTCCGACAGCTTCTACAAAAGGCGCTCACCACATGTCCAAAAGGTGAGGCCGACCAGTGACCCGCGTCGTGACCAGCCCCGAGACGATCCACGCCGCCATGGACGCCGCCCGGAAACAGGCGATCGCCGACTGCGCCCGGATCGCGCGGGACTATGCCGACAGCCGGAACCGAGCCGGTGTGGTCGACCGGGTAGCCGCTGCCAAGCTGAAGGCGGCCATCGACATCGCCCATAAGATCGAGAAGCTGGGGGCGCCCTGACTTGTCGAAGATCGATCGTCTCTGCGATCAGCTCGGCATCAAGATCGTCCCGTATCGGAAGCGGCGGCGGCCTCGGCAGACCCATGCCCGGCAGGTCATGCGCCGGATCGTCCTCAAGCACGGCGAGGGCCACCTCCTGTTCGTGCTGCGCGCCATCCTCTGGTCTCGGAACAACACCGCCGAGCTCTGGTCTGAAACGATCCTCGCCGTCTCCGACATCGTCCTCGACTTCCCCGAATGGGCGGACGCGCGCGCCGGCGACTTCATGGGCGCCTTCGACACAATCGAGCTCGCCGAGATCCGCCGCCAGGCCCTGACCGGCCGCCGGTTCTCCAAGCGCAGCCGGATCTACATCCTCCTCGTCATGGCTCTCCGCGATGCCCTGACCCCAGAGCAGCAAGGGAGCCTCCTATGACCTGGACCGCATTGCTCGTCCGCGAGCGCCTGGTGGAAGCCGCCGACACCATGGCGCACATCGTCGTCGATCGGGTCGGGCCCGGCCGGCTCCGCAGCCTCTGGCCGGTCTACGCGAGGGACCACAAGGACGCCTACGGCTATGGCCAGGTCCAAGTGCGCTACATCCCCGACGCAGCGGCGATCTCGCGGGCCGACGAGGCTCGAGCTTGGATCAACGCGCTCGTCGACGAGGATAAGGCTCGTCAGATCGTCTGGGCCCGTGCATCCTGCGAGGCGGGAAAGCGATCATTCGCCGGCTGGTGTCGCAAAAACCGCGTTCCGCGCAGGTCGGCCTACCGCCTGACCGACCTTATCCATGAGCGGGTTGCGCTAAGTCTCTGTAAGGCTTCAATAAACTTGCGATACCCCGACTATGGACGGGTGGCACAACATGAGGGCATAGAGGGGGGGCAAATCGATAGCCTGTCGATTTCTGCGTCGCCACGATCCTTCATGGAAGACGACGCCAGGCCGGTCGATGATCCCGAGGCCCGCGATATGGCTTGGTCGGAGAAGCAAGCAGAGCGACGTCGCAAGATCCTCGCTCGATATGAGCAACCTGCGACGTGACAGTTCAAGCCCCCGCTAGGGGCGCCGGCCGGTGAGGTTCTCCCCACCCCGGGCCGACTCGACAGTATGTTCCCGGCTTCTTTTGCAGTGAGCGTCCGGCTAAGGGTTTAGAGGGTCAATTTGTTTCGGGACAAATTCATCTACTTTCGTCGCCTTGTCGGCAGAACCTTGCGCGCACTGTACATTCTGATTTCCAATCCCAGTAGTATTGGGGTCGAATATTACGGCAGCGGCGCAGCCTGTGATAAGTGACCCATCCCGGCTTGCTCTCCAAAGGCGGGGGAAGACGAAAGTATTTGGTTCGGCCTGATACCCGGGTATCGCTTTTTCCATGGGGAGGAATGAAGCTAAAGTATCATAAGCAGAATTCGGGCTCACCGCGATATATATTCTACAGGTTACGCGCCTGCCCACGCTCTTGTAGAACCCTCCATTGAGGGCCAAGTCTTGAGACCAGTAATCGCACCTGTGAATGTTCCCCGTATCTCGATCTTGTGCGTAGGCAATCGAGTTGCAAAGCCAGTCCGTGACGAGACCGCTCACGGTTTTAATCTGCTTTGAGGCGCACACCATGCTTGCGTCTGGCAAAAATTCAAGATTCATGCCGTGGGCATAGGGTGCGCCTAACAAGGGCAGTGCGATCAGGTACGACGCTACTCGCATGATTGTCCCTCGAGTGTTAAAAGACAGATAGCGTATACCAGATGATGGCGCGCTCCTACGCTTCAAGTCATTCAAATATACTTGACTACGGGTGGCATTTCTTTTCTCCACGCCGGTTCGCTCGGCCCAATTGCCGGGTCATTCAGGGAAATCAAACGGAAATCAAATGACCGCAGCAAAGCGCGGCGGTAAACGCGCCGGGGCTGGCCGTCCGCAGGGGCGCCAAAACAAGGCCACGCGAGAACAGAAGGCCTCCCTTCAGGAACTCGCGCGTAACCATACATCGGTGGCGCTGGCCGCCTTGGTGCATGTGGCCACCAAGGGCGAAAGCGAAAGCGCGAGGGTTGCGGCTTCCAATGCTTTGCTCGATCGCGCCTACGGCAAGCCGAGCCAATCCGTCCAGCACTCCGGCGCCATCGGCTCCTACGATCTAACCAAGGTGACGGATGACGACCTCGACCGCCTTGAGGCCATCCTCGGCCCGATTGCCGACACTGGCGGAGATACGGGCGGAGCGGAGGCGTAGGGAGGCAGAACGGGAACGGCACCGGGTCAAGCGAGACGCTGAGGCGATCCGAGCCCGGTGCCAGACCTTGGCAGGGTTCATTCGCGAGGCCTGGCATGTCGTCGAGCCCAGCTCGGACTACATCCATGGCTGGCACCTGGACGCCATCTGCGATCACCTGCAGGCGGTCACCGACGGCCGGATCAACCGGTTGCTGATCAACGTGCCGCCCGGCACCATGAAATCGCTGTTGACCTCGGTTCTGTGGCCGGCATGGGAATGGGGGCCGATGGGGCGCCCGTCGCTCCGGTATCTGACCAGCAGCTACACGGAGAAATACGTCAAGCGCGACAGCCGCCGGATGCGCGACCTGGTGCAGTCCGAGTGGTATCGGTCGCTGTGGCCCGAGGTAGAGCTCGTCAGGGCGGGCGAGGCGTCCTTTGCCAACACCAAGACCGGGTTTCGCGAGGGCGTGCCATTCGCGTCCCTCACCGGCGGCCGCGGCGATCGGGTGATCATCGACGATCCGCATTCAACGGAAACGGCGGAGAGCGAGGCGGAGCGGCTGAACACCACCCGGATCTTCCGGGAATCGGTCCCGACCCGCCTGAATGACCCGAAGACCTCGGCCATCATCGTCATCATGCAGCGTCTGCACGAGGACGACGTGTCCGGCCAGATCGCGAAGCTCGGGCTCGGCTACGAGCACATGATGCTGCCGATGGAGTTCGAGCCGGACCGCCGGTGCCGGACGTCCATCGGGTTCGAGGACCCGCGCGCCTATGAGGGGGAGCTTCTGTTTCCTGAGCGCTTTCCCCGTGAGGTGGTCGAGCGCGACAAGGTGCCGATGGGCTCCTATGCCGTGGCCGGCCAGTTCCAGCAGCGGCCGGCGCCGCGCTCGGGCGGGATGTTCCAGCGCGGCGATTTCGAGATCGTCGACGCCGTACCGGCTGGCGCGCGCCGCTGCCGGGCCTGGGATTTCGCAGCATCGACGCAGAAGGCCGGCAAGCAGCCGGACTGGACCGTCGGCCTGCGGATGGCGCACCTGAACGGCGTCTTCTATGTCGAGGACGTGCTGCGGGATCGTTGGTCCCCTGGCGACGTCGAACGGAACCTGAGGAACACGGCATCGCAAGACGGCACCGAGGTCGTCATCAGGATGCCTCAGGATCCGGGCGCCGCCGGTAAGGCGGATGCTGCGACGAAGATCAAGCTCCTGGCGGGCTACAGCGTCACCACGGAGCCGGTGACGGGTGACAAGGCCACTCGCGCCAAGCCGGCGTCAGCCCAGGCCGAGGCCGGCAACGTCAAGCTGGTCCGCGGGCGGTGGAATGATGCGTTCCTCGACGAGGTCTGCTCGTTCCCAAATGCCCAGTTCGATGACCAGGTGGATGCGTTCGCGGATGCTCTCAACGAGCTCGCGCTCAACACGCCGCCCTCGGTCGCCATGTTCCTGATGAAGAGGCATAGATCATGAGCGTTCTGCGCCTCGTCGCGAACCGGGCCGAGCGCAGCCTTGAGCGCATGTTTCCGGGGTTCTTCCCGAGCACCAAGCACGACCACTACAAGGACTTCGGCTATCCCGCCGACCTGACGTTCAGCCAGCTCTACAAGATCTATCTCCGCAACGGCCTCGCCCATGCTGCGGTGGCCAAGACGATTGACAAGACCTGGCAGGATGCGCCGTTCCTCCTCGAGGCGGAGCGGGACGGCAGCGAAGGCAGCCTCAAGGACGAGACCACCCTCGAGAAGGAGATCCGCCTCCGGTTCGACGAACTGCGAGTGTGGATGCACCTCGCCGAGGCCGATCGGCGGGGAATGGTCGGCGCCTACGCCGGCGTGATCCTCCGCCTCGCTGATGGCAAGCGGTTCGCTGAGCCGGTCGAGCGCGTCGGCGGTGGCCTCCTCGGCCTGGTGGAGCTCGTGCCGGCGTGGGAGGGGCAGCTCACGGTCTCCGAATGGGACAACGAGGAGACATCTCCCGGCTACGGCCAGCCGAAAATGTTCCAGTTCAACGAGGCGGCCGTCGGGGAGACCACCAACCCGCGTTCGTTCAACGTGCATCCCGATCGGGTGCTGATCTGGTCTCGCGACGGGACGGTGCACGGTCGGTCATCTCTGGAGCCTGGCTACAACGACCTGATCGACATGGAGAAGATCAAGGGCGCGGGCGGTGAAGGCTTCTGGAAGAACGCCAAATCTGCCCCCGTGCTCGAGATCGACAAGGAAGCCGACATCCGGTCGATGGCGAAGGCCATGGGTGTGCCGGAATCGGAAATCGCCGACCGCATGAACGAGCAGGTCGCCGACTGGCAAAAGGGGTTCGATCAGCTCTTGATGCTGCAGGGCATCCAGGCGAAGACGCTGGGTATCACCCTGCCGTCGCCGGAGCACTTCTGGGCAGCGCCGCTCCAGTCCTTCGCCGCATCCATCGGCATCCCGCTGAAGATCCTCGTGGGCAATCAGACGGGCGAGCGGGCCAGTACCGAGGATGCATCCGAATGGGCGCAGACGAATATGTCGCGCCGGACGGGGCACGTCATCCCGAACATCAGGATGCTGATCAACCGGCTGGAGCGTTTCAGCATCCTGCCGGAGAAGGATTGGTTCCTCGACTGGACCGACCTCACCGAAACGTCGATGGCCGACAAGATCGACCGCACGGTCAAGATGGCCGAGGTCAACGCCAAGATGCAGTCGAGCGGCGAGTGGGTGTTCACGCCAGAGGAGATCCGCGCCGCGGCCGACTATGAGCCCCTAAGCGAGAAAGAGAAGTACCGCGACGATCCGTCCGACGAGGACGACGAAGCGGCCCTGCCGCCGGCGCGCAAGCCCGCCGCGTAATCCGGAGAGCCCCCGTGTTGAAGACGGTCCGAGTGAACATCCGCTCGGTCGCGAACACTGCTGCCGTGCGCAAGGAGAAGCGCAACGGCCGCGATGTCGTGATCGTGCCCAGTGCCACCCTGCCGGATGGTGTCGTGATGAACGACATCCTCTATCCGGCCGACGAGATCGGGAAGAGCTTCGCCAGCCTCGACCGGACGCCGGCGCCGCTCGGCCACCCGACGATCAACGGCAAGTTCGTGTCGGCGCGAGACCCCGAGGGCATCAACATCGGATGGATCGGGGCCTGGAACGAGAACGTCCGCCGCGAGAATGGCCGCGTCTTCCTCGACAAGGTGATCGATGTCGAACGCGCCAATCAGTCCGAGGGCGGTCGGCGCGTTCTGGCTGCCATCGAGAAGGGCGAACCAGTCCACACGTCCACCGGCCTGCTCTGCATGCTCGAGGAGGCGAACGGGGACGTCACTCACAAGCACATCGCTCGCGACATCGAGTTCGACCATGACGCCATCCTGCTCGACCAGGAAGGCGCTGCCACCCCCGCGCAGGGCGTCGGCATGCTGGTGAACGCCAAGGGCGAGCAGGAAGAGATCGAGGTCATCAACTCCACCCTCACGGAGGATGCTGACCGGGAAATCGACTGGGCCGGAACTCGGCTCATCGAAGCACTCAAGCGCCGAGACGCCATCGGCACATGGGAGCGCATGAAGGCCGCGATCATGGAGGCCGTGGGCCTCTCGGAGCGGGCACCCTCTACCAACACGAAGGAGACTGCCATGCCCGTCACCGACGAGCAGTTCAAGGCGCTTTCCGATGAGGTGAAGACCCTCTCGGAAGGCTTCGGCAAGATTGGCGACACGATCGGCACCGCGGTGGCCAATGCGGTGAAGCCGCTGGTCGACGCGCAGGCCGAGCTGGTGGCCAACCAAAAGGCCAAGGACGACGCCGAGCAGGCGGATCTGGTCGCCAAGGTCGTGAAGGCCAACCTCCTCGACGAGGAGACCGCCGAGGCGACCCCGCTCAACACGCTGCGCAAGCTCGCCGAGAAGGCCGAGCCCGGCCGCGCGGCGCCGCTCAATGCCGCTTTCAAGCCGGCGGCCGGCGACAAGAACGGCTTCAAGCTGCCGAAGGCGGAGGGCTGATCACATGGCTCGCTACAACAAGATCTATCTCGGCCCGGTCGAGAAGGTGAAGCCGCAGGTGCGCGAACTGCTTGCGTCCGCGGCGCTCAAGCCCGGTCGCCTGGCCGTCATCTCGTCCGGCAAGTTCGCGCTCGCCGGCGCGACCACGGTCGGCAAGGTCTGGCTGGTCCAGGACAACTACCTCGCCATGAAGGGCGTGGATGATGACTGGGCTGCGGACTCGATCGCCATCGGTATCGAGATGCAGGACGACTGCCTCTATGCGGCCCGCATTGCCACCGGCGTCAACGTCGCGGCGATCGGCACTGCTCTGACGCCGGCCGCCAACGGCACGCTGGCGATCGCCTCCACGTCCGACCTCGTCGTCGCCTATGCCGAGGAGGTCTTCAATAACAACACCGGCAGCGAGCAGCTGATCCGCATCCGTCCCGCGGGCAGCCAGTCCTACCTGTCGGCCGCGTCGTAAGGAGAGAGCGACATGCGCTATTTCGACGAACAGCTCGTCGCCAACTCCCGGCCGCACGCGGCTTGGTGGGGCGAACTCGGTGTCGTGCGTGAGCACTTCCACCGGACCGAAGACCAGCACGCCGCGCTGGCTAGCGAAATGGGCCTCGTGGGCAATGCGGCTGCCGTGCTGCCCCGCGATGCTTGGCTCGATCTCGACGGCATCACCCGCCGCGTGATGCGCAACGACGAGGGTCAGGTCTACATGGCCGACCTGATGCCGCTGGCGAAGCCGGTCCACATCGGCAAGCTGGTGCATCTGACCCGTGTGTCGGGTGATGCTGGCTCTGTCGTGCGGTCCATGTCCGGCCAGGTGCCGGTGACCATGGACAAGGTCACCTATGACTACCGCGGCACGCCGGTCCCGATCTTCGCCACGGCCTATGGCCGAGAGTGGCGGGAATGGAACACCCTGCAGTCCGAGAACTTCGATGCTCTGGCGGATGACCAGGAGGCGCACACCGCCAAGATCCGTCGGAACATGGCGCAGTATGTGCTCGACGGCGACGCCGGCATCGTGTTCCAGGGCTACGCGGCCACTGGCATCCGGACCAACCCGCTGTCCAAGGCGATCAACCTGGGCTCGGCCGGGGGCGGCGCCAACATCGACCTGTCGTCGGCTTCCACGACCTCGGACGACATCGACAAGTTCTTCACCCAGACGCTGGGCGCGGTGCTCGACGCCAACCTGATCACGGGAAAGGTCAATCTCTACGTGTCGCCCGAGATCGGCCGGAACTTCGACCGGTCCTATTCGGGCTCGTCGGGCTTCAAGGGCGGCACGCTGCTGAGCTACCTGCTCACGAACCGCCGCATCAACAAGATCGCCGTTTCCTACGAACTGAGCGGCAATCAGTTCTTCGGCTTCGTCCCGAACGCCGACTACATCCGCCCGCTCGTCGGCATGGCCGTGAACACCACGGCGATGACGCGCCTCAACCCGACGGACAATTACCAGTTCCTCGTCATGGGCGCGCTGGGCCTCGAGATCCGAGCCGACATCAACGGCAAGGGCGGCGTCTTCTACTCAACCGACATCGACTGATCCGTGTGGGGCTCGGCCGTCCGGCCGGGCTCCTCCGTGCTCATCGCAAATCACAGGAGCGCGTGATGCGCATCAAGGTCACGAAGCCCGGCATTTTCAATGCGCAGGGCCATGAAATCGAGGTCGGCACGGAGCTGACGGTGAAGAGCGAACCTCTCGCTTGGGCCGGCCGCTACGAGATGATCTCGGGCGGCGGCGCCGGCAAGGCGGCGGTCACGAACCCGAAGGTCGAGGGACTGCGGGCCATCCACCACGGCGGCGGCAAGTTCAATGTCGTCGATGGCGAGACGGTGCTGGTGTCCGGCCTCAGCAAGGCGGACGCCGATGCCTTCAATGGCATGTCCGACGAGGACAAGAAGGCCTACCTCGACGCGAGCAAGCAGGGCTGACCATGGCGGGGTACGGCACCAATGAAGATTTCACGGCCTATGCCGGCGATGCCGGACAGACCGTGCCTTCCGATGGTATCGCCGCCGCCCGTCAGCGAGGCAGCGCCTATGTCGACGCGCTCTATGGCAGCCGGTTTTCCGGCGCCCCGACAGGTGGCGTGCAGCAGGAAAGGGCGTGGCCGCGGACTGGGGCTGTCGCCTTCGGGCAGGCCCTGGACCCCGATCTGATCCCGTTGCGCGTCGAGCAGGCGAGCTATGAGGCCGCCATGATCGAGGCCCGAAAGCCGGGGAGCTTGGCCGTTGTCGTCGACCCGTCCAAGCGGGTGAAGCGTCAGAAGGTCGAGGGTATCGAGCGTGAGTTCTTCGATCCGGGCGAGGGGCTGGACGGAAGTTCGATCGGCCCGGTCTCCTCGGTCATCGACGGACTGCTCGCGCCGTTGCTCATTCCGGAGCCGGCCAATATCGGCTTGTGGGTGGTGTGATGGCCGACGGCTTCTATGACGAGATGCAGGCGACAGCGGCCGAACTCCTGGCCGAGTTCAAGCAGGGCGCGGTCCAACTCGTCCGCGTCACCCCAGGCGCGCCGGATCCGGCCACCCCGTGGGAGCCGGGCGCGCCGACGCAGACGGCCTATGATCTGAAGGCCACCGTCACCCGGGAGCACCAGCGATTTGAGAACGGGACGCTGATTGTGGAAGCTGGCGACATGGTGACGTTTGCCGTTCCGCCGGTCACGCCGGAGCCTACCGACAAGATAATGATCGACGGCGCCGCCCGCTCCATCACCAACCTCACGCCGATCCCTGCCGCAGGCGACCCGGTTGCTTGGAAGGCGTGGTGCGCAGGCTAATAGCCCATCACTGATTTTAGTTCGTTTGCTGCCTTCGACAGCTTCCCCTGAGGGGTGTTGAGCCAGCCAGGAACCACTAGTGTGCGGAGCAATGCTGTTTCTTGCTTGTTCAGCAGGTCTGGGTTTCTGTCCAGTGCAAAGGAGATGAGCGACCGCTCCAGAAAGCCTATGTCGCGGTGCTTGGCCGTTGATGGTCGTGAGAACTGAAGTTTTCCAGGTGTGGCTCGCGCGTAGAGGTACATCACTGGCGTTCCCTTTATCCCGGAGGCCAGTGTCTGGTTGTACTTTCGGATTTTGTCGGGCGTAAGAGCCTCGTTCTTGAAGCTCTGTCGCTCCGCCTTGCCAACATACCAAGGCAGAATGCCTCCGCCGGATCTCAAGGCGAAAACATAACAGCCACAAGCATTAGACAGCCAATACTCCTCCTTCTCGACATGCTCCCAGAAAAGCAAACGTTCGCCGTCTTCCAGGAAGATGAGGTTGTCGTCTGACCGCGGCAGTTCAAACGGTCCGTAGGGGTAGTATCTCAAGCTTGTCTCCCCAAGTGCCCAAGGCAACAGCTACCATCGCGCGACCCGTGCGGCAACTCGCCACCGAAACGGATGCAATATGCCCCGACGATCAGACCGAGATCTCGTCGATGGGCTTCTTGCTACTCAGGAAGAATCCGTTCGGGCCGCCTTCATCGAGGCCATCACGGACATCGTGAACACCGTCGTGCTCAAGATCATCGTCGAGCGACTGGAGCGCGGCGATATCGAGGGCGCATTGCAGGCCCTCCAACTGGACGCTGCCGCATTCTCCAAGTTCGAACTGCGGCTGGCCGATGCCTACAATTCGGGCGGCCTAGCCACCGTCGGGAACATGCCGAAGGTCACAGACCCGCAAGGTCACCGCGTCGTCTTCCGCTTCTCTGTTCGGAATCCGGCCGCTGAGGCTTGGTTGCGAGACCACTCCTCGAAGCTGGTGACGCGGATTGTCGAGGATCAGCGCGTTGCGATCCGCCTGGCACTGACGGAGGGCTTGGAGCGAGGGCAGAACCCACGCACGACGGCCCTTGAGGTCGTCGGCCGTGTCAATCGCGCTACGGGGCGGCGCGAGGGCGGGATCGTTGGTCTGACGGCGGCCCAGGAGCGCTATGTCACGCGCGCTCGCCAGGAGTTGCTTTCCGGCGATCCTACACAGCTTCGGGCCTACCTTGATCGCGAGCGCCGCGACAAGCGCTTCGACCGGACCGTGCTCGCCGCCATAAGGACCGGCAAGCCGATGCCCGCCGATGTGGTCTCGCGGATGGTCGGCCGATATGCCGATCGCCTGCTCGACCTGCGCGGCGAGATGCTGGCGCGGACGGAGACGATGATCGCGCTCGGCAAGAGCCGTGATGATGCGATCCGGCAGCAGATCGAGGCCGGCAAGATCCGCGAGGAGGACGTCACCAAGATCTGGCGATCGGCCGGGGACAATCGCGTCCGGCACACGCACCGCAGTCTGAACGGGAAGAGCGTGGCGCTCGACGGCTCATTTCATTCAGCGTCGGGCGCGGTGCTGCGGTATCCAGGTGATCCGCAGGCGCCGATTTCTGAGATCTCCGGTTGTCGGTGTCGGGTCGAGTACAAGATCGACTATTTCGCGGCCGTGGTTGAGCGCTTCCGGGAGAACGCTTGATGGCGAACCTCTCCTTTGCGGCGCAGGTCGAGGACTGGGTCCGGAAGGTCGAGGGAGCGGAGGAGCGCGTCTTCAAGGAGGCATCGCAGGAGCTCGTCAGCCGCGCGCAGGCAACACGAGCCGAGGGCGGGCGGATGCGGGTCGACACCGGGTTTCTGCGAGCGTCGCTGATGGCCTCAACCACCTCTATGCCCCCGATTCGCTCAAGTGCAAAGCCGCTTCCGGGTCAGGCCTACGCTTACGATGCCGGCGCGATCGAAGCTGTCATCGCCGGGGCTGATCTCGGGGACACGATCTATCTCGGCTACACGGCCGCCTATGCGGCTTATCGGGAGTACGGCGCGCGCGGGCAGGGGCCGGACGCCTTCGTGCGGACAGCCGCGCAGCAGTGGCCCCAGATTGTCGACGAGAAGGTCGCGGAGCTTAAGCGGCGTCTGGGCCTCTGACGCCCTCGATCTGATCCTCGCCCTTCTCGGAGGCTACCAGGAGAGCCAGCGCCAAGCCTGAGAGCGCCTGCCGAGCGGCCTTCAACGCTGTGTCCGCGCGGACGGACCCGCCGGGTGCGTTGCCGAGGGCTCGGCGCGCCTCCGTCAGAAGATCATGGGCCTGATTGTCGCTGAGCGGCTTCATCAGCCAAGGAATATCGCGGAATGCCGACCACGGAAAGCACGATCGAGAGCGCGCTGTTCTCGCGAATGGCGGCGTTCGAGGCGTCGCCCGCGCTACAGGTCGCCTGGCCGAACGTCAGCTTCCAGAAGCCGGCCGGCGGGTATCTGCGGGTGACGCATATCCCGAATGCCAGCCGTCGGGTGTTTCTCGCTTCGAACGCCCCGCATCAGCGGCTCGGCCTGCTCCAGGTCGATGTGTTCGTGCCGAAGAACCAGGGCGCATCCGGCGCGACGGAGATTGCCGGGCAGGTCGCGCAGCATTTCCCGGCTGACCTGCCACTGCGGGCTGACGGGCTCACGTTGAGGGTCGCCAAGGCACCGGATATCGGCCCCGCCCTCGCCGACGACACGCACTGGCAGGTCCCGGTGACCATTCGATACGAGGCATTCGCCTGATCTTCCCGGCTTGACCGGGCAATTCGCCCTCGCCACGGCGGGGCTTTTCTCTCTGCCATGAAAGGAGAACCGACGTGGCGAACACGAACAAGGGCCGCAAGGTCTACATCTGCACCACGCCGCAGCCGGCCAATCTCGACCAGAGCCAGTTCGAGGCCCTGACGTGGGTCGAGGTCGGCAATGTCGGCTCCGTCGGCGAGTCCGGCATGAACACCAACGTCGTCAGCTATGACGAGCTCGCGACCGAGGTCACGCAGAAGCAGAAGGGCATTTCGAACGCCGGCGATCCGACGATCGAATGCGCCCGCAACCCGACCGACGTCGGCCAGGTCGCGCTCCGCGCCGCGGCGGCGACCAAGTTCTTCTATGCGTTCAAGTTCGAGGATCTCGACGCCCCGGACGCGAACCACACCAACACGGTCTACTACAACCGCGGCCTCGTCGCGGGCCCGACGCGGCCGAATGGCCGGAACGAGGACTTCATCCTCGAAGTGTTCACGCTCGGTCTGGTCCAGCGCGAGATCGTGGTGAACCCGCAATCGCTCGTCGCCCCGGTGAACACGCTCCTGCCGTCGATCGCTGGCGTTCTGACCCAGGGCTCGACGCTCACCGCCATTCCTGGCCGGTGGTCGGGTGAACCGGCGTTCACCTACCAGTGGAAGCGCGACGGCGCGAACATCTCCGGCGCCACCGGCGCGACCTACACTCTGGCGGCTCTGGATGCCACAGAGTCGATCGAGGTCGCTGTCACAGGCACGAATAGCGCCGGGAGCGCCACCGCGACCTCTGCCGCCACGGCTGCCGTGACCTAAGCGGGTCCGCATGGCCCGCTATCCCCTCCAATTGGAAGACGATCTATGGACATTCTGGCTATCCAGCCGACCACGATCACCGTCGACATCAAGCACCCGGCGACCGGCGCGTCGATCGGCCTGCAGATCGAGTGCGTCAGCCTCGAGGACGACCGAGTGAAGGCCGTCGAGCGGGCCATTAAGAACCGCGCCCTCCGCAGCGGCAGGAATACGGTCACCGCCGAGAAGATCGAAGACAACACCGTCGAGCTACTGACTGCCGCTGTCGTCGGCTGGAAGTGGGAAAAGCCTTTGCTCTCCCCAGCCAAGGGGAAGAAGGAGGCAGTCTACGGCGAGCAGCCCGATCTGGATGGTGACCCCAACCCGCCGCTCTCGAAGATCAACGTCGGCAAGCTCCTTGCCGTCGGCTGGGTCGCCAAGCAGGTCGACACCGCGCTCGGAGACGAGGCCGGTTTTTTCTCGAGCTAGGCCGGCAACTGGCGGGCCACATCGGCGAGGTGGTCCGGCAGAACTTCGTCGACGAGAACGGCGAGACCCGGCGGCAGCGTCTGGAACGGTTCGGATTGGCCGTCCCGGAGATCGAACCGCTTCCTGATGAGGTTGCCCATTTGCCGGAGTGGTTCTGGGATCTCAACTCCTGCCGGGCCTCGGGCCTGAATGGTCCGCAGCCCCTCTCCATGACCGAGATCTCCAACTGGATCGCCCTCACAGGGACAGTCGTCCGGAGGGAGGAGATCGCGGTCATCCGTGAAATGGACGCCGCCTATCTCGCTGCCGTCGCGCGCGAGCAGGAAGAGATGGCCGAACGAACGCGGCCGCGAAAGGGATCGTGACATGGCCGATATCGCGACGCTCGGCTTGGCCGTGGACAGCTCCGGCGTCCAGAAGGGCGCAAAGGATCTCGATCAGCTCGTCAACGCCGCTCGTCGCGCCCAGGTGGCCAATGATGGCCTTTCCTCGTCCGCCAAGAACGCGAGCGCGGCCGCCGTTGCTGCAGCCCGCGCGAGCTACCAGGAAGCCGCGGCGAAGACTGCGGCCGCGCGAGCCTCGGAGACGGCATCCCGCGCCGACGTGCAGGCAGCAATGGCTGCGCAGCGCGTCGCAAAGGCTGCGATGGAGTCTGCCAAGGCCGATCATGCCCGCACGTCCGCTGCACATGCAGCGGCAACTGCCGCCAACAGGGACGCCGCAGCCGCGCTCAAGGCCGCAGCTGCGCACGATGCGGAAGCTGCGGCAGCACAGAAGGCCGCGAGTGCTCTGAACCTCCACGCACGCGCCGCGAACGACAATGTGGCCATGGCCGGGAAGTTCAACACGGCCAACATCGCCGCGCAGTTCCAGGACATCGCTGTGTCCGCCCAGATGGGCATGGGCGCAATGCAGATCGGCCTGCAGCAGGGCACGCAGCTCGCGGCGGTCATCTCAACGATGGACAAGCCGCTACACGGCCTGGCGGCTGCTTTCGCCTCTGTGTTCTCGCCCGTCAGCCTGTTGGTGATCAGCCTGACGGCGCTCGCGGCTGCGGGGCTGCAGATGGTGGACTGGGCCCAGCTTGGTTCGTCCGTGCTCCGCGCGTTGGCCGGCGCCATCCAGCCGATCGCACCCTACGCGGCGGCCGCGGCGGCGGGTCTGGCGCTGATGTACGCCCCATCGATCATTGGCGGGATCGTGTCGCTCATCGGACTGATGGCGCGCTTGGCGGTCACGGCGGTAACGGCGGCTGCGGCGATGGCTGCTGCAAACCCCGGCGCGGCAATCGTCCTTGGCATTGTCGCTGCGGTCGCCGCTGCCAACGTCTTCCGCGACGAGCTGACACGGATCTTCGGCGTCGACATCGTTGGCATAGCCAAGACGGCCGCCAACTACGTCCTGAACTCGTTCACGGCGGCCTATGAGGACCTGAAGTTCATCTGGAGCAACTTCGGCGACATCATGGGCTCGGCGGTGATCGGGGGCGTCAATCTGGCGATCGATGCGATCAACAGCCTGATCTCGGGCGCGGGCGCCGGCATCGATTGGCTGATCGACAAGATCAATGCGATCCCAGGTGTCGACGTCGCGAAGGTCGGGGACAGCATGCAACTGGACCGGTTGGCGAACCCGGCAGCGGATCGGCTGGCTTCGTCCAACTCTGCTCACCGCGCCAACATCGAAGGTATCATGTCGCGAGACACGCTGGGCAGCTTCGGTGCTGGCATTGCGGCCGGAGCTTCCGCTGCTTCGGCCAAGCTCAAGGAGCTCGCTGCAGGGCTCACGGCCGTCGACGAGAAGACGAAGAAGCGGCGCGGAAAGACCGACGGCGAGAAGTTCGAGGACATCGTCCGCGATGCCGACGCACGGATCGCGTCACTGCGCGCGGAGCAGGCGGGCCTCGGCCTGACGGCAGAAGCCGCCGCATCTCTGCGGTACGAGCAGGAGCTTCTCAATCGGGCCACGCAGGCCGGGCTGTCGCTCGATCCGGCTCAGGTCTCGATCCTGAAGGAGAAGGCGGCAGCAATGGCCTCTCTCGAGGCGGAGACGAGCCGCCTACGGGACGCCTATGACTTCGCGAAGGGCACGTTCCAAGGTTTTTTCCAGGACATTCGGTTCGGCATCGCCGACGGCAAAGGCCTCTGGGGCTCGCTCGCCGACGCAGCGAGCAACGCACTCGACCGCATCAGCCAGAAGCTTGTCGATATGGCCACAGACCAGCTGTTCAACAGCCTCTGGGGCAACCTGTCGGGCGTGATCGGCGGCGCGTTCGGCGGCGGGATGATGGGCACCGGCGGCCTGTTCGCCAACGGCGCAGCCTTCTCCGGCGGGAATGTGGTGCCTTTCGCCAGCGGCGGCGTCGTCAGTCGTGCCACCACGTTTCCGATGGCGAGCGGCCGGACGGGCGTTATGGGGGAGGCCGGCCCGGAGGCTATCATGCCGCTGCGCCGGCTGCCGGGGGGGCGTCTGGGCGTCGAAAGTGCGGGGGGCGGGCAGGGCGGCAACGTCATCACCTTCTCACCGCGCACGACGATCACGGTGCAGGGCAATGCCGGTGAGGACACGCTCGCCAAGCTGAAGGCCGAACTCGACAAGCGCGATCGGGCGCTGAAGGAGCAGATCCCGAGCCTCGTCACGAAGGCCCAGGTCCGCGGCCACTTCCAGGGGCGCGGCTGATGGTGAACACGGACCTTATGGCCGCGCTCGTCGTCGGCAGCGTCAAGTTCCGCCTCGACTATGGACAGGAGACCTCCGGCCTCGCCGGCGGCTCCATCCAGGTCGCGGATCTGCGCTCGCCTCTTTGGCGCATGGATGCGGACTGCTCGACGTTGACGCTCGATCAGTTGCTCGAGATCGAGACGCTGATCGATGTTCTCGGCGGTTCGCGTGGCAGCTTCCATGCCTGGGACCCACGTCGGCCGTTCCCGAAGCTCGACCCGGCCGGCGACTTGCTCGGTGTCAGCGCGGTCAAGATCAACTCCCTGCCGTCCGACAATCGCAGCCTGTCGCTGAAGGGCCTGCCGGCTGGCTACGTGCTGTCGCGTGGCGATCCGCTCGCCTTCGATTTCGGGGGCGGCCGGCGCGCGCTGCACCGGGTCGCCTCGGTCAGCGTCGCGGCCGACGGCGCCGGTGTGACGCCAGCATTCGAGGTTGTGCCGAATATCCGCTCCGGCGCGGCGACAAATGCCGATGTTTTCCTGAAGCGGCCGGCGGCCGAGATGAAGCTCGTGCCGGGTTCCTTCGTGGGTGACGCCGAGGGCATGCTGGGCAGCATTCCCCTGCAAGCGGTGCAGGTGGTCTGATGCGTGACGTTGATCCCGCCGAACTCGCTGCCATCCAGGCCGGCACCGTCGTCGCGCGCACTCTGGTCACGATCATCGTCAAGGACAGGCTGACCGGCAATCCCGTCTCACTGGGGTTCTGGAGCGATGCCGGGCCGGAGAGCCTCGCCGTCATCAATCCGCGCACCGGCGCGACCGAGATGCGCGCCTTTACGGGCGACGCGCTGATCAGTGTCGGCGACATCCCGCTGATCTCCGATATTTCGGTGCGCGAGGTCGAGGTGGTGCTGTCGGCGATCGATGACACTGTGCAGAGCGCGGTGCGGACCTATGACGCCCGCAACGCACCGGTCGAGATCCACCGGGTCTATCTCGACCCGGTGACCATGAACCAGGTCGCGCCGGCCCGCTGCCGGTTCCTCGGCCAGGTCGACACGGCGCCGATCGAGACGGCGGCCGAGGGTGGCGCATCGACGGTAACGCTCTCATGCACCTCCACGACGCAGGAACTGCGCCGGCGCAATCCGGATGTCGGCTCGCATGAGAGCCAGATCCTGCGCAGCTCGACCGACGACTTCGAGCGCGACGCCGGCGTCGTCGGTGAGTGGATGCTGTTCTGGGGCAAGAAGCAGGAGAGGGCAGGGCAGCGATGAGCGCGATCCAGCGGCGCCCGGAATGGCGGGTTGCCTTGCACGAGGTGATCGAGACGACTCGGCGCGAACCCTTCCGCTGGGGCGAGCGCGACTGCGCTCTCTTCGTCGCCGACTGCGTCCAGGCCATGACCGGCGTCGATCTCGGCTTCGGCTTCCGTGGTGCCTATGACGATGCCGCCGGCGCCGTGAAGGCCGTTCGCCGGGCCGGGTTTGAAAGCCTGCCGGCGGTCGCCGCCAACTTCTTCGAGGAGATCCACCCGATCCGTGCCGGTGTCGGCGACATCGCGGCGATCGAGACGGCCGAGGGCTGGTCGCTCGGCATCTATGGCGGGCCGCGCGTGACGGTGCTCCGCCCCGACGGTCTCGGCAGCATCGACCGCGCCATGGTGACGAAGGCCTTCCGGGTTCCCTGACATGCAGTTCATCGCCGTGATCCTTGTCGCGCTGGCGCTCCTCGCCGGCGCGATCCAGCCTGCCGAGGCGCTGCCGATCGGCGCCGCCATTGCCGGTTTCATCGGCCTGACCGGCACCTTCGCGAGCGTCGTCGCCGCGGGCATCAATCTCGCCGTCGGGGTTGGCTTCTCCTACCTGTCGCAGACGCTGCTCGGGAAGAAGCCGCAGCAGGGTGTCGGCGGCGTGTCCGGGAAGCTGCAGAGCGGCGGCGCTCTCCCGCGTTTCTTTATCCTCGGCCGCGCCATGACGGGCGGCCAGCTCCGCTATGGCGGCACCTGGGGCGAAGTCGACAACACGCCGAATGCCTTCTTGTCGATGGTGATCAAGCTCTCAGACCTGCCGGTTCAGGGCCTGGCCGAGATCTGGGTTGGCGGCGAGAAGGTGACCTGGAACCCTTCGGCCACGCCGTCGGGCAACGGTATCGCGATCCCGCAATATCGCCACGATAACAAGGACCATCTCTGGGTCCGATTCTACGATGGGCGGCAGACGACGGCCGACGCACTGATGGTGTCGAAGTTCGCGGGCTCGGCGCATCCCTACCTGCCGACCCGCGTTGGCGTTGGCATCGCCTATGTCGTCATGACCGCGCGGCTCAATGACAAGCTCTGGTCCGGCCTGCCGCAATACAAGTTCGTCGTTGATGGCATCCCGCTGTATGACTGGCGCGCCGACAGTTCGGCCGGCGGCGAAGGTCCGCAGCGCTGGACCGATCCCGCGACCTGGACCGGCTCGCCCGATAATCCAGTCGTGCTCGCCTACAACATCATTCGCGGCATCCGCTTCGCGGGCAAATGGTTCTTCGGCGGCCAGACCGTGTCGGCGGCTCAGCTGCCGCTTTCAACCTGGACCGCAGCTGCCAACGAATGCGACCAGATGGTGCCGGCGATCGGCGCAGGCACAGAGAAGCAGTTTCGGGCCGCCGGAGAGATCTCGCTCGAGGCGCTGCCGGCCGATGTGCTCGCCGAGCTGATGAAGGCCTGCAACGGGCGTCTTGCGGAGGTCGGCGGCGTCTACAAGCCGCATGTCGGTGCCGCAGGTTCCGCCATCTTCGCCTTCACCGATGCCGATATCCTGTCGACGGACAAGCAGACACTCGATCCGTTCCCGTCGCTCGACCAGGCCGTCAATGCGGTGACGGCGAAGTATATCGAGCCCGGCGAGGGCTGGGTGCAGAAGGACGCGCCCCCGCTCTACTCGCTGACGCTCGAAGCGGATGATGGTGGTCGGCGCCAGGCGGTCGACGTCGACTATGCACTCGTCTTCTCGGGCACGCAGGTACAACGGCTGATGCTGGCCGCGCGAAATGAGGCAAGGCGCTTCCGTCGGCACAACCTGCCCATGCCGGCCTACTGCTCGATCTTCGAGCCGAACGACTTCGTGACCTGGTCCTCGACCCGCAACGGCTATGTGATGAAGGCATGGCGCGTCGACGCCGTGCAGGATCTTGCCAACCTGAACAGCGGCTGGACGCTGACCGAGGTCGATCCGAGCGACTATACGCCAGGCGCGCTCACGCCGATCGTCATCGCGCCGACCGTCAACCTGCCCCCGGCGGCGCAGCCGATCATTGACTGGTCAGCGACGGCCGTGACGATCAACGGCGATGAAGGGCGCCAGCGAGCCGGTATCCGCCTCGCCTGGGATCCGAATGTCGACGACGTCGATGGCGTTCAGTTCGAGGTGCGGCTTGCTGTCGACGGGACGATGGTGCTGCAGAGCGAGACCGACCGATATGACGTCGGCTCGATCCTGATCTCGCAGAACCTCCTCGGCCTGACCCAGTACCAGGCCCGCGGCCGCTACCGTCCCGCCTCGCCGCGCGACACGGCCTGGTCGGGCTGGCTCAACATCCTGACGCCCGACATCTCCGAGGGCCTGACACAGCAGCAGGCCTATGAGCTGTCGCTGATGACGAACGACGCGGCCGGCTCGATGCAGGCCTATCGCGACGAGCTTGAGGCGTTGATCGAGCGGGTCGCGCAGGATGCCGCCGAGACGGCCGGTCGATCCGTCCTGCAGCGCGCGGCGATCCGGGGGAGCCTCACGGCCGCGATCCAGCAGGTCACCGAGGCCTATATCGCCGGGGATACCGCTGTTGCCTCACAGGTGACGGCGATCGAGGTGAAGGCAGATCAGGCGACGGCGGGCGGCTTCGTGAAGTTCGAGGCGACCGCGGCGCCGGGTGGTGTCGATGCCCGGTTCCAGATCTACCTGAACGCCGGTGTTCCCGGCACACCGGACTGGAAGGATGCGGGCTTCATGCTCGACATCGTCGACGGGCAGGCGCGCTGCTTCATCAAGGTGGATCAGCTCGTTATCGGCGACGCGACGACCGGCGTGATCCCTTTCTCGGTTTCCGGCGGCAGGGTCTACATGCGTGAGCTGACCGTCCAGTCGTCGAATGATGTCGTGAAGCTCGAACTCGACAACGATGCGCTGATCTTCTCGGAGCCCGGATGACCTACAATCCTCGCCTGTTCGCGGGTGAACTGGGGCCTGGCGACTTCCGCGCTCGCATCAGCAAGCCCGGCCAGGATGCCTCCGACCCGAACCTACCGCGCGACCAGGTCGACTTCGATACGGCCTGGCCGTTCGCGGGAAACATCCATGCGGTGGTGAGCTTGCGAACCGTGCAGGTGCTCGCGAACCAGAACCCTGTGACGCTGAGCCCGCAGACGCTCAGCTTCCCGGCGTTGCCCTATGTGCCGGCTGTGAAGTGCTTCCTGTCGAACTATACGGGCACCCAGATCACGTTCCTCGAGCCGATCAGTACCAGTACGGTCGCCGGGCCGGGCGGGCTCTCCTATGAGGCGTTCTCGGACCAGGTAAAGGTATACTGGAACGGCCAGATGCGCTTTGCCCATTACCTTGTCGTGGTCGTCTTCAAGATCCCGGCCCGCGATATCGGCGTGGTTGGCAATGATCCCCACCCGCTCGCCCGCATGATGATGGGGAAGCGCGGATCGGATTATGGGCTCTACGCCTCGCGGCCGGGTTTCGACGTCCGTACCTGTTCCAAGGAGCAGATGATCTTCAGTTCCGACGATACCTTCACCGTCGTCAACTCGACCATCAGCGGCAGCGTCCAGGGCACGGCCGAGAGCCCGACCGACAACGGCTATACGCCGATCAATTTCACCTACGCGTGGAAGGGCTACAACCCGATCCTGTTCTTCTTCTGCACGTTCAGACGGACAAGCGGATACAGCACATACACCTTGCCGGCCGACAAGGAGATCAACACCTACGGCACGGCCTATCCACTCTACGGGTACATTACCTTCACCTCTCCAGGCGTCGGGCAGGTGCAGCTTCGCCGCCTGGGAAACCAGGCGCGGATCTACTACTCGATCATCGTTCTCGACATCCCGCTGCCAAAGGATTGAGCCATGCCGACCAAGCGTGGGCATATCGGGCAAAGGGGCTCGGAGTTCGTCATCCAGTTCTCAAAGCCCGGCTATGACGTCGATACGGCGCCGCCTGAGGGCTTGTTGTTCAACTCGGCGGAGGCTCGTCTTCGGCCGCTCGTTACCGGCAGCGTGGTCGTGCCGGGGCGCGGCGCCAACAATCAGCCGGCGGCAAGCGCGAATGTCCCACTGCCGAAGACATTCTTCGGCCTGCCGCTGCTCTTTGTCGACTGCACGATCGACGGGAATGGGGTGAAGGGGCCGGGACGGAACTATTCGACCAGCAATCTCTCGCGCCGTGATTTTGAGGTCGAGTACCTCATCGGCCAGAGCCATTTCACGATCTTCAGCTACCTGCTGACGAGCGAGACCTTCTTCTACAACGTCTTCGACAACGAGATCACCTGATGAAGCTGTTCTACCACGATGCCGACGGCAGGCTCACCGGGCAGGCATCGGGCGCATTTACGCCGAAGGATGTCGAGGGTTTCCGGGAGCGGGGTATCCCGTTCCTCGTCGTGCCGGATAAGGCCTCGATAGCCACGAACTACGTCGTCGACGGCGAGCTCGTGGCGCGGCCGGCCGCCGACATCCGCATCACGAAGACGGAGTTCCCGGCGAACAGGCGGGCGCGGGCGACGATCACCGGCCTGCCGGATCCCTGCACGCTCCTGATCGACGGCGAGCCGATCACGGTCAAGGGCGGCCGGCTGGAGCTGACGGCCGACATGCCGGCCACCTATTCGATCGTCTTCGACAGCTTCCCCTATCTGCCCTGGTTCGCCGAGATCACGGCTACCTGACGGAGATCCCCTTGCGCATTCGACTGACGAAGAACCTGGAGCCGCTCCGGGCGAGCGCCCTTGCGCGCCTGGATGAAATCATGGGCGAGCGGCTGTACGCCCTCACGGCCTCGCCGGTGGCCCTGCTGCGCGCCCGCAAGGCGGCCGAGGCGGAGCTGTTCCTCTCCGTCGGACCGGCGGGGCCTCTGCTGCGTGCCGAGGCCGAGGCGGCCGGTCTCGCGGTGGTCGATCTGGTCGACGCCGTGCTCGTCAAGGCGACGGAGGCGGCCGAGGCCATGGCGGTGATCGAGATCCGCCGTCAGTCGGCACAGGCCGCAATCCGCTCCGCGCCGAACCCGGCCGCCATCGACGCCGTGATCGAGGAGATCCTGAATGGCTGACAGCACCTATTCCGCCGGCACCATCTCGCTTGCGGCTGGCGGCCTGGCGGTGACCGGCGCGCTGACGGCGTTCCTCAGCCAGGTGAAGCCCGGCGACACGCTGATGAAGGGCGCGGCCGTCGCCGTCGTTGCGACCATCCCGAGCAACACGGCGCTGACGCTCGAGGCGCCTTGGCCCGGCCCGATGCTCACCGACGAGGCCGGCTATCTCATTCTGCGCACCGGCATGGGCTGGAAGTCGGCGACCGAGATCAACGCCCGCCTGGTCGAGATCATCGCGGCGATCGAAGCGGGCAGGGGCTTCCAGCCCGACGCCACCGGCACGCTCGCCGACCGCGCCGCGAACGATGCGGCGGCCAAGGGCTTCATCTTCCTGCGCACCGACGTGGATCCGTTCGAGCTCTACGTGAAGGCCAGCGCGACCTCCGGCGACTGGGCCGGGCCGACCAGCCTGCAGGGCGAAGACGGTGAGGATGGCACGCCCGGCGCCAGCGTCGCCGACGTCCTCGCCCAGCTCGGCGTCTCGCACATCACCGTCAGCACCGACAATCCAACCGGCCCGGCGCCCGACAACGCGCTTTGGCTGAAAGTCCCCATGTGAACAGGAGCCTGTCATGGACATCACCCGCATCAACGAAGATCTGATCGATATCGGCGGCAAGGTGCGCGTCGAGCGCGGCCCGGTGAGGAGGGCCGGCAAAGCGACCGAGGCCCTGCTCGCCGACGACAAAACGGCCAGTCACTACCAGGTTGGCCGGCTAGATGCCGCCGGCAACGTGATCGAGGCCGGCAAGGCCTTCGCCTATCTCGACTGGCTCGGCGCCAAGGGCTGGTACGTCTATGTCCTCGGTGGCGGCGCGCCGGTCGAGGACAGCTTCCACGAAGACGAGGCGGCGGCGGTGGCGCGCGGCACCAGCCTCGCTTCGGCCTGAACCATTCTCTCCAGCGCGAGGCTTTCCCATGCCCTATCTGAACGATCGTATTCTCGACAACGGCCTGCAGGTGCTCGACACCGAGGCCAACCAGATCAATATCTGTTCCGCCGAGCCGGCGACCTACACCGAGGCGACCTCGACCAACTCGCTCGGCAGCAAGGCCGTTGCCGCTGGCGCCTTGTTCGGCTCTCCGGCGGCCCGCTCGCCGACTGGTCGCAAGGTCACTTCGGTCGCCATCACCGACGGCGCCGTAAACTCGACCGGCACGGTCACGCACTGGGCCGTTGTCGACACGGCGAATAGCCGCCTGCTGGCCGCCAGTTCCGTCAATAACAGCCAGGTCGTGACGGCGCCGAACCCGTTCACCCTGGCGGCCTTTGACATCGGTCTGCCCGGCATCGCCTGACCGAAAGCTGACGCATGCTCGCTTCGTCTCCCCTTGGTTCCGTTCCGCTCGGCCGGCAGGCGCCGGGCGGCGCTTTCGTGCTGGTGGCCGACAATCTGTCGGGCGCGGCGCCGGTCGTCGGCTCGCCGACCATCGGCCAGCGGCACGGGCTGTCCGCGAACGGGATCGTGGGAGGCGCGCCGAGCATCGGCAGCCCGTCCATCGGGCAACGTCATGACCTCGTCGCGGACGGCCTCACCGGAGCCGCTCCGGCAGTTGGCACGCCCGCCGTTGGCCAGAACCACGCCTTCGTCGCAGCTGGAATCTCCGGCGGGGCGCCGACGGTCGGCAGCCCGGCAATTGGCCAGACGCATGCGCTGCTCGCGAGTGCACTTTCTGGCGGAGCCCCGGATCTTGGCGCGCCGGCTCTCGCACAGTCGCACGGGCTGCTGGCCGACGGCCTCGCTGGTGCAGCGCCCGATCTCGGTGCGCCGGTCCTCGGCCAGCTGCACCACCTGGTGGCGGACGGCCTTGTCGGGCAGACGCCGAACGTCCAGTCGCCGGATGTCGGCCAGATCCATATCCTCGAGGCGATTGGGGTCGCAGGCGCCCCCCCGGTTCTGGGGGCGCCTGTCGTCGGCGAGGCGGGCTATGGCCTGATCGCGGCCGGCCTCACCGGCCTTCCGCCCGAAATCGGCACGCCGGTGCTCGGTCAGATCCATGCCCTGGTGGCCGAGCCGATCACGACCGGGCCGCCGGACGTCGGCTCACCTGCCTTCAGCCAGGTGCATGCGCTGCTGGCCGATGGGTTGGTTGGGGGCGTGCCGGATATCGGCGTGCCGACGTTCGGCCTCCTCTTCGAGCTCGTGGCCGATGGCCTGATCGGAGCGGCGCCCGACATCGGCGTGCCCGCGCTCGGCCAGGTGCACGTCCTTGCAGCGAACGGGCTGCAGGGAGCCGCTCCGGAGATCGGCTCCGCCAGCTTCGGGCAGATCCATCAGCTCGAGGCGGTCGGCATCGCGGGCGGCGCTCCTGACCTCGGCATGCCTTCGGTCGGTCAGGCCCATCATCTCGAGGCGACGGGGCTCGCCGGCGCGGCGCCAGTCATCGGCACGCCTGCTGTGGGTCAGGTGCATGTCCTGGTCGCGGCGGGGATCTCGGGGGTCACCCCGGTCGTCGGCCAGCCCATGCTGGGCCAGTTGCACGCCCTCATCGCCGCTTCGCCGATCGCGGCCGCGCCGGCGGTGGCGCAGCTGGCCCTCGGTCAGACGCATCAACTCATCGCCGATGGCTTGGTAGGCGCTCCGCCGGTCTTTGGCGCCCCGAAGGTTGGCGGTGTCGGCGGACTGTATGTGCAGCGCTCCGGCGAGTGGGAGTTGTCGCAGATCTTCGCCTCCCATGAAGGCGCATGGAAGCCCGTCTCGCTCGGCTGGATCGGCCGCGATGGCGTCTGGAAAGAATTCTACAACTGAGGTGAAGCATGGCCTTCAAGCTGTTCGACCGCGTGCGCATGACCATCACCGCGGGCGGCACCGGCAACATCACGCTGGGCGCGGCCGTCGCGGACGCGGCCAAGGGCGGATACCAGACCCTCGCCCAGGCCGGCGCCATCAATGGCGACACCTTCCCCTATGTGATCGAGCAGGGGGCGGATACCGAATGGGGCATCGGGACCTATGCCGCCAGCGGCACGGCCGTAGCGCGCACGTTGGTCAAGTCGACGACCGGCTCGCTGCTGAATGTCACCTCGGCGGCGCAGTTCTTCATTTCTCCGCTCGCCGAACATCTGCCGATCGGGCCACAGACCGTCTGGATCCCGGCGGCTGCCATGACGCCGCGCGCGACGAGCGGGGCGGGCAGGGGCACCTATGACTCCGGCTCGAACGACATCACCATCCCGACGCTCGACTTCGACACGACGACGCAGGAATACGCGCATTTCTCCGTCGCCATGCCGAAGGGCTGGGACGAGGGGGCGGTCACCTTCATTCCCTATTGGACGAACGCCGGCGGGGCATCGACACAGACGGTCGTCTGGTCGCTCGCCGGTCGTGCGCTCGGCGACAGCGACGCGATCAACGGTGCCTTCGGCACGGTGCAGACCTCGACCGACACCTTTGAGGCGCAGAACGACCTGCATATCGGGCCGGCCAGCGCCGCCATCACGATCGGCAACACGCCGGCCGAGAACGATCTTGTCGTGTTCGAGGTCTCGCGCGTCGTCGCCTCCGACAATTTGGCTGGCGACGCCATCCTGATCGGCATCAAGCTGATGATTTCCTACAACGCGGGCAACGACGCATGACCGACTATGCTCTGGTGAGCCCCGAGGGGCAGATCGATCGCGTCCAGTCGGACCGGACCATCGATCCGACGACGGGAACCAAGCCGGGCTGGCTCTGGCTGCCAGTCGTCGTCGAGACCGGCGAGCCACTGGGCGACACGGTGCTGGCGAACTATGTCCGGCGGGGGGTGGTCGATCCCGCCTCCATTCCCCCGCCGCGGCGGATGGTCCGGAAATCCGTCGTCGAGACCAGGGTCAATCGCTATCCCGGCAAGCTCGCCGAGGTGATGCAGATCCTGACTTCGGACTGGTCGCTCTTCGTGCGCTGGATCTCGCACGACTATCCGGAGGTCTATTTCGACGACCCGGACACGCTTCATGTGCTCGGCCTGGTCGGCCTCGATCCCGAGGTCATCATGGCCGAGGGTGACGCCTGATGCTGCAGGTCAATCATCTCGACGGGTTTGGTGTCGGTGTCGATGTCGAGGAGCCAATCGAGATTGCCTTTGTCGGCAGCTCGACATCCACTTCTGCGGCCATCACGCTTCCATCCGGGTTGGAGGATGGCGATATTGGCGTGCTGTTCCAAATGTCCGTGGGTATCAGCACTCCACCAACCAGAGTTACGCCGTCCGGGTTTACTCCGGGCCCGACTACAACCACTACTTCTATTTCCGCACTCCGGTCCTCGATCGAATACAAAATCCTAACAGAGTCAGACGCCGGAGCGACTATTACCGGCACAGCAGGGAGCGCAGCTAGAAAGATCTTTGCAGTATTCCGGCCAAGTTCCCCGCTATCGGCTCTTGCTGAATCTGCGTCTGATTCTAGCGGCGGGGCTTCTGGTTCCGGGGCTTCTGCGTCATTGACTTTAACGACCGAGTTTACCCAGCCATTGCTTATTCTGGGGAGTACCGGGAGTAACGTCAACAACCCGACGTTGGGGGGGACCGTAATCACAAATGGCACGCAAATTGGCGTTTCCTCCAATACGCTTGTTGCAAGCTATGAGTTTATGAACCAGCCGTCGTCGAACAGAAATCTGACGATTGCGAACAGCGGCTCCGCCACCGCGATCGGCCTCGCGTTGCGATGTCTGAAGTGATTATGGCGCCGGAATAGATCCGCCGGCGGGGGCACCGCCGGCGGCTGTCGATCAGATCGGATCGTGGCTGTAGACGGCGGCAGCGATGGCCTGCAGCTGGGCGCCCTTGGAGAGCGCCGGCTTCTCGTAGGTCTTCTTCATTCTCAGTCCCCTTTTCTAGACGTTGACGTATGGGAGCCTGACAGATCGTCAGGCTTCGCATCTACGTTCCGGTCGTCATAGGTTGCGGAGAACGTGTCTACATCTCTCGCTTGGGCAAGGAGATGTCGCGCTGATGTTCCTCGCCTTCATTCCAGTCGGACGCCTCTTGTTCGCCATCCCCCAGTACGCGGGGCTCGGCGCTGACAAGGCCGCTGTTGGTGCTGCCCTTCTTGCCGCGATGGAACTGTCCTCGAGCATCCTGCCGCTCCAATTCGGCGACGGATTTCTGGGTCTTGTTTCGTCGGGATGCCATTGTGGAACCTCATGATGATGTGAGGTGGGTGCGTTTGTGAGTGCCGTGTCGTTCAGTCGAACCGCCCCGGGCCGCCGGGAATTCGGAGTTCGATGGCCCTGCCTTCCGCCATTGCTGTGTCGATGACGGCAATCGCCCCCTGGAAGGCGGACTCTTTGGTCAAATAGACCACCTCGTTGGCTTCGGCGTGCTGGACGATCCAGCCTTCACCCTTCGCGATGATTTCAATCGTCAGCTTTTCCATTGGGAATCCCTTCGCGAACTAACGTGCGCGGCCGATCGCTTTCATCGTGGCGACTGGCCCAGAACACCGTCCGCAAATCAACTCGAGCTGGCCGCTTGCGTTCCGCCTGCCGGGTCAACAGAAAGCCCGCCGATCAGGGCGGACCGGCGGGCCATTCGTCGAGGGTCGCGTCTAATCCAGGGGGAAGGCTGGACACCCTCGATCCGAAATCAAGTGCCCTTCAGGGCGAATGGTTCCGCGCCCGCCGCTAAAAAAAGCCCGCCTCGTGAGGCGGGCAGGATCTCTTCGCATGACCCGGAACGGCGGGACGGCCGTTCCAATGTCTCAACGCCGCTTGTCACTGCCTGTTCCCCATCCTGATCTCATTTGGAGGCAACCATGCACAGCCTGCCCATGCGCGGGGAGCGATCCCATGCGTGAAACCCTTCCCCAGGCTCTTACCCTCATGTTCGGCGACGAGGGCGGCTATGTGAACCGCAAGACGGACGCGGGCGGCCCGACGAAATACGGCATCACGCAGCGGACGCTGAGCGCGGATCTCGGCCGACCGGCCTCGATCGACGACGTGCGGAACCTCACGCTCGCGCGGGCCGAGGCGATCTATCGCAAGAGCTATTGGACGCAGAGCGGCGGCGACCTGCTGCCGGCCGGCCTCGACTATGCCGTGTTCACTTCCGGCGTCATGTCCGGCCCGGCCAAGGCCGTGCGGCTCCTGCAGCAGCTGGTCGGCGTGCCGGCCGACGGCATCGTCGGCGTGCAGACCTTCGACGCGGTGCGCCGCTACGGTCCGGTCGAGAACCTGATCCGCGCCTATTGCGACGCCTACATGGCCTTCCTGCGCGGCATCAAGGGGCCGCAGGGCTTCGTCGCCAACGGCCGCGGCTGGACGATCCGGATCACCGGCAAGGACCCGAAAGGGCAGTGGAAGGCGCAGCCGGGCGTCATCGGCCATTCGCTGGCGCTCGCGGCGGCCGCGAAGCCTTCGGCCCCGGCTCCGGAGATCGAGCCGACGAGGTCGCCGGCAGACCGCCTGGTTGCGGACGCCATGTCGGCCAAGGCCGTTCCGCCACCGGCGAAGCCGCTGACCGATCCGGCCGTGATCGCCACCACGGTGACCGCCGGAACCGGCGTGCTGTCGGCGCTCTCCGGTCTCAATGGCCCCATCGCCTGGGCTGTCGCCGCCGTCATCGTGGCAGGCGCAATCTTCGTCGGCCTCCGCTACTGGCGGGGCGTCAAGGAAGCCGAGGCGGCGGCATGAGCGCGCTGTGGGCGTGGTTCCTCGGCACGCGTGCCGGCCGGTTCGCCGCCGGCGCGCTGGCCATCGTCGTCATCGCCGGCGCCGCCTTCCTGCAGGCGTTGGCCATGGGCCGCGCGCAGCAGCGCGCGAGCGACGCGGCCGACCGGCTCAAGGGCATTTCGAACAGGAGGGCCAGCGATGAAGCGGTCGACCGGATGGATGCTGGCGCTCGCCGGCGTGAGCTTGATGGCTGGATGCGCGACAAGCCGAAGCGGTGACTTCTGCGACGTCTCCGCGGCGATCCGACCGTCCGTCCATGACGTGCTGACGGACGGGACGACCGAGCAGATCCTGAAGCATAACCGCCACGGCACCAGGGCCTGCGGCTGGAAGGAGCGGGGCTGATGGACGGCAGTCTTCACGAGATTAACCGCACGCTCGGCGGGCTGACGGCGACCGTCGAGCGGATGGAAAGGGCGCTCGCCTCGTCCGACCTCAAGGCGGACAATCATCGATCGAACGTGCACCGCCGGCTCGACGACATGCTCGACACCACCGGCGAGATCGAGCGCCGGCTCGATCACCTCGAGGGGAGGGTGGCCGGGGTCGACAAGTCGCTCCGGGACGATGTCATGCCGACCGTCACCGAGGTGCGGATCTGGAAGCAGCGCGGTGTCGGCGCGCTGTTCGTCGCGGGCATCGCCGGCAGCTTCGTCGGCGCCGGTGTCGCCTGGATGTGGCAGGAGCTGGTCGCGAAGGTGATGCGGCTGGGGTGATGGCTTGCGATCTCCCGTCATTGGAGCATATTCGGGCGCGCCGTGGGAGGGTCAGATGCCGCATCGCATTGTCGAACTTGAGAGAATTGCCAGCGAATTGTTTCAACTTGGCAAGCGTGCGACCGACATTGGAGAGATGCAATTGGCCAAGGGGATCGTGGATGCCATTGCCATTTCGCACGCGTCCAAGACTCGGATTGCCGAAGAGCTGAAGGGGGCAGGCGCGACCGATACCGAAGCGTCGCCGTGACGGCTTCGGCTATGCCTCGCCCGTTGGGGCGGCAGGTCGAACATCACGTTAGTCTGGCTGGTAGCCGCAGGTTGGCTCTATCCGCGCTGGCCTTGCATTTTCGAGGGCCGCGGTGCCTCCTCCCAGACCTGCCACACAGCCTTGTTGATCCTCCTCCTGGCGTCGCGGATCTCGGCTCCATGCTTGTTCGCAAAGGCTTCGGCCGCTTCAGGCGTGCCGAAGCAGTAGCAGGTATGCCACCTGTCGTTGAATGCGATGCTTCGCTGCTCAGGGGCAGCACCCAGCTGCGCCGCTTCGCGCGCGATTTCTGGCCGCGCCCTTGCGATGTCGCTCGGGATCGGCACGTAGAACGGCCAGATCCTGTCGAAGAGCGCATCCGACATGCTGCCCCGGTGCCTGCTCATGGCGCACCTCCGTTGGTTCGAGATTCCACGAGCGCGTGCTAGCCAGCCATCGTCGCGAAGCCGTTGGATCCGGGCATGCTGAAATAGACCAGCATCCTGCGGCAGTTGCAGGCCGGGCATTTGAGCCGTTCGGCCAGCATCGCAAGCGGAAAGTCCTTGCCGCGCGTCCAGACCAGGGTTGGCATATCGAGATCGATCTTGTGGGGACAGGGGCGCGAGCCCTTCTTGGCCCTGGCGTCACGGCCGAGGCATTGGGCTGTGGCCTTCCATCCGGCACGATGCGCTTCGCCCAGCGTTTCGACACTCATGCTTTCCTCTGAGGCGTCGGCAGCCGTCCGCGTACATATCCGAACGAGGTCCGCGTCGCGCGGTTGTCCGCGGTGAGCAGCAGGGTTTCGATGGTGGCGCGCGCGTCGCCGTTGTGGGCCGCGAGCAGGCTGTCGACGCGCTTGTCGAGCGCCTGCTGTTCGGCATCCATGATCTCGGCGGCGCGCCCCATGACGGTCTCCTTTGGGTTTATGTTCCTATTTTGTTCTCATGCGCACCAGAGTCAATCGGCCTCTGGTTGAAGCCTCTCGATCTCCCCGATAGGCTCGCGCCGGGCTGGGAGAACGAAGCATGGATGAGGCCGCCTGGCGAAGTGCTGTGCTGCGGGTGATTGTCTGGGCGGGGTTGATCGCCTTGAGCGTCCTCATGTGGTGGATGCTCCTCCGGCTGTTCATCGCCGCCGGGCCGCTGCCCGCGCCGCAAGCGCCTGGGGCGAATGGTCTGTCTTCTCGACCATCGGGAATCGGATAG